TCAGTCAGCTGCGATGTCGCTACCATCAGTAGCAGGTGGTGCGGCTGGTTTTATATCTCCGATCCCAGGAGGTCTTGCAATTGGTACTGGTATTGGTACTTTTTCTGTTGAAGCCGGGGCGTATCTTAACGGCGAAATAATCAAAGAAATGCAGAAGCAAGGTCGCGACATAAAAGATTTGACTCAAAATGATGTGTTAAAAGTACTTGACTCTCCTGCGTTTATTGACGGCGCCAAAACAAGAGCGGTGAAAGCGGGTTTATCCGTAGCGGTGGTCGAAGCGTTGTTTGCGGGTGTTGCAGGTAAAATTATTGCGAGAGGACCGGCTAAAGCAGCGGAGCTTGGAATTGAACAAGCTAAAAAAAGTCAATTTGCAAGAGGTGGCGCTGCGTTTGCACTTGAAACTGCAGGAGAACCAGCAGGCGTAATCGCTCAGCAGTTGGCAACAGGTGAGGAGCTTAATTTCGGTGATGCGGCCTTAGAAGGCATTTCGGGACTAGCTCAGTCAGCAGGTACGGTGGCCACAGTTCAAGCTTTATCAACAGCTAAATCACAAATAGCAAATGCAACTCTAGGTGCTAGACGTCCGGCTGTAGATGATCTTGATAAAGTATTTGGCGAGGGAGTTGATGATGTGCCGGTAGACTTGCTGTCTGAAGAGCTAAGTAAGCCCGATAGCATAATGGAACCGCAAATTCCTGAGTCACAGCCAGAAACACAGGATCAATTAGACTACAAAGCTGAGGTTCAAGGTGCTCAAGACATTATCGATCAGTACCCTGACTTGCAAGACATGGCGGGATCAATAGATGAAAGCACATTAATTAATTCTAACATCCCTCAAGAAATGTTCTTGGTCGCTAGTGAGATACCAGCAAATCAGAGAACACCGGGACAACAAGCATTAGTTGCCTATGGACGCAAACTTTCAAAGCCAGGCATGTCAGACACAGAAGAAATTGCACAAGGCATTTCAGATCCTATACCACAAGATCCTGACATGCCGAGTGACTACGACCAAGAACAAGCTGACATGCAACGTTACGAAGCTACACGAGCACTTGATCCTGTATTACTTGGAAACGCAGATAGAGAATTCATTGCTGATTATGAAGCCGAAAATGAAGTTACACCTGAGATGGCTCAACAAGATTTTGACAGCAAACCTATTGCAGCAAGAACGCCTAAAGAAATACTGGCAAACGAAGATCGTCAGAGTATGGCAAACGAAGTAGCAGCTGCTCCAGAGGTTACGGCGCCAGTTACAAATGAAACAGTATCAGATGCCGTCACTGAGCTTGAAGGGCGAAATGCTCAAGCAAGTGTAGCCGTTCCAATTGAAGCGGGAGAGTTAGGTACAAATACAGCACAGGCAGATACTACAGATACTGAACAGGGCTTTGTCAGTGAAGTACCTACAAACGCTGAAATCGACATAGCAGCAAACGAAGCAGCGGCATCACCAACAATCGACGAAAACAAAGCAGCTCTAGCTGAATTAAAATCGCAGAAACCTAAAGGTATCAAGGCTAAGCGTGATCAAATTGTAGCGATTGCAGATAAGACCACTGAAATTAAAGAAGCAGTGATCCTTGATATCGACACGAAAGCTAACGAGTCTGCGTTATCACCAACTAACAACAAACCTGAGCCAACTGATGCACAAAAAGAATCAGGTGATTATGACAAAGGCTTAGTGACAATCGACGGGATGGGCATTGCGATTGAGAATCCTAGAGGGTCAACACGTAAAGGCAAAGACACGGATGGTAAAGAGTGGGCGACTACCATGAAAGACCATTACGGCGAGATCCAGAATACGCGAGGCGCTGATGGTGATAACGTTGATGTATTTATTGGTGACGATCCTACATCCGATGCTGTGTTTATTGTTGACCAGATTGACCCAACCACAGGAAAGTTTGACGAGCACAAAGTTATTTTAGGTGCTAACTCACTTAAACAAGCAACTATGTTTTATGGCCGTAATTACGACAAAGACTGGAAAGGTGCTGGTGCGGTTACTGAGATGACCAAAGACGAGTTTAAAACGTGGTTATCTGACGGTGATAATAAAGTACCAGTTAGTGACACAATAGCCACTACTCCTGCCGTTACTGAGTCTTCTGCATCCAGTGATATAAAACCTGACGCTGTTGCACCTCCTGCCGCACCAGCAAAACTTGCACCATTACCAGCGTCGGTTTCAATTGGGCCAGGTTCATTTAAACCTAAACCACTTGGCGGTACGTTATTTAGGGAGACAAATGCTGAAGGGGTCGGTGATATACTTAGAGATGTTCTTTCAAATAATAGCTACCAAGGAGCCTCTAAAACTACATTCGTTACAGATAATAAAGATCTTGCTCTCGGTCAAGGCGCTAATAAAGGTGTCATGATTGAAATGGATGGTAGTTTAGTATCCGGCAGTGAGAACAAAAAACCCGGTACTGGAATTATGGAAGGTGGCGGTAAAGAGTATAAAACAGACTTTATTGGTCGAGATGCAATTACCAGATTTACTATTCCTAGTGGCTTCAAATTAAAAGGCCCTGCTAGAGTATTTGCAAACGAGCAATTTAGTAAGGTAAAAAACGAAGATGGTAGCATAACGTTTACCAGAAAAGATCTTCCAACCCCTGCGCCAGTCGCTGCACCTAAAAAGCCAACAATGGCTGAAAACAAAGCTGCAAAAGATGCTGCGAAAGCCGCACAGCCTACTGACGATAAACGCACAGCGGCTAGAAAGAAATCACTTGCCGTTAATGACACTGATTCACTTGCAACTGCAGTCGCTAAACGTGGTGGCCTTGATAAAGCTTCATGGATACGAGAAGGCGCTGATCCTGCAGCTGCTAAACGTGGCGGTAATAGTGTTCCGGTTCCCATTGGTAAGCCACTATTCAGAGCAAAAGGTGGCATGACTGCAGATAGTGTAGCGGAGTTGGCCAATGAGCTAGGGTACGGCAATGATATAGATGCAAATACCGCAGTAAGTATGATCCTCGGTGAGTTAAATGGCACACCTTCATATACGCCAGCTGGTACTGAGTCTCAGATGGCCGCAGCAATGGATGACCAAGAAGCTGCTCAAGCGCAAGCAGATGACTTTGATTTGCAGTCAGAACAAGACGGTACAGCTACACCACCGGCAACGCCGGAACCAGCAGCGCCAACAATGAACGATGTAGAAAGCCCTGAAGAGTTTGGTCTTACTGGCTCGGATAGAGCATCGGATGCGAATGCAAACCAAAGTGATATGTTCTCTCCTGGTGCTATGAACGAGCCTGTGTTTGACGATGACGATGATGGTTATGCTTTTGGTTTACCTAATGATTCAATTGAAGGTAGTTCTGATAGCAAAGAACCCTTGTCTGAAGTATCAGAGCCAACTAAACCAACACTTGCACCGGAATCATCGCCAATTGCTAAGCTTGTAAAGAACGGCGATCCTCTGGCAGTAGTACAGAATTTAGAAGCTCGACTGGCAGGAACCATGCTCGGTGAGATAGTTACACGTATAAAAGACTTGATCCCACAGGGACTTCGTTTTGAAACCATTTCTATTGGTGATGTTGACCCTACGCCTTCTGGCAACTTTAAACGGTCCGTTGGGATCTTCTGGCCTTCTCAGAACAAAATCATATTGCGTGACGAAACATGGACAGAAAATGGTCTTGATGACGAGACAATCATTCATGAAGTACTGCATGCAGTAACTAGAGATCTTCTTCAAACTGGAAATCTTGCAGTAAACAAGAATACAGAGCTCGGACGTGCAACAGCCAATGTTTACGACTTAGCAAATACAATAATTAAGGCGCTAAAGAAAAGAATAGCTGATGGCACATTAGTAATGGAGAGCAACCTCCTAGATATTGCAACTGAAAATATTGACGAAATCATTTCATGGGGACTTACTAACGAAAAATTTCAGCAGATTCTAAAAGACACTCATGTGGACTATCAAACTGTATGGTCCAAATTTGTCAGTGCGCTTGCAAATCTAATGGGGATTAATCAGAACGATATGACAGCGTTTGAAGCGTTAATGTCAGCGACAGATCAAATTCTTAATGCTGACTTTCGAGCTAATCCTGAGTCACGTAATGAGTTAGTTAAAACCATTGAATCAAGTTTTGTAAACTCTAAACCGGATCTTCCATCGCAGCAAAGGATCGTAGAGCTACGCGAACAAAACAGTATTGATGAGGAGCTACGCGATAACAGACTCGACATCGCTGCCGGCAAACGCATAAAAGATACCAACGCAGAAATAGACATCCTTGAACAGCAGATCGAAACACGTAGAGCGAATGATCCTCACTTCAAGCCTGGTGAAGAAGACATTGATAAACTTGCTGAAGAGAAGCTTGCCAAATCAAAGCAATACATGACGTTAATGGATCGTATGAAAGATGCACTTGATGACAAATTAAATTGGTGGGAAAACGTCCCCAATACAATTGGTCGAATAGCCTCAGGTGCGTTTTACGTTGAGCAATCTGAGCGCAACATGTATGACGGCCGTAAATCAGCGGAAGACTCCATGACTGCTTTTATACACAAAGCAAATAATTCAAAAGTAGCGGCGTCGATGGTTATTGATAAATTTGGCGCAAAGCTGGTCAATGGTACTGTTACAGCAGTTAGAGAAAAGCCAGGCCTGCGTCAGATACTTGAGGAAGTGTCAAAAAACGGTACGCGGTTTCTTCGACGCTTTGAGTTGTACTTGGTAGTCAACAGGTCCAAAGAATTAATAGAGCAAGGACGTGAGAACTTTATTACTCAGAAAGAGATTGACACTGTAGATGCGTGGATGGAACGAAACCCAAACACAAAAGCGTTATTTGAAAAACAACAACAAGCGCTGGCTAAATGGAACGAAAGTAACTTGCAAATTGCTATCGACGCCGGGTGGATAAATTCTCAAGATGCGTTTGGCGGTTTTAAATTTGTAACCGATGAAGGTAAGGAACTGCTAGGACCGGACAGTACGTTTTTCAAAACAGAAGCTGAAGCTCAATCAGTAGCAGATCAATTAGGAGTGAAAGGTAATATCGAGAAAGTAGATGGTTGGTTCAATGACGCATACGTACCATTTTACAGAGTAAGCGATGATGGAACTACAACCAAGTCACCAAAGTCAAAGGGTAAAATTGGAGAGGTTGGCAAAGCAACCAAAAAGCTGAAAGGCGGTATAGGTGCAATACCAGTACTCGACAACTTAGTTAAAAACGCTGAGTTTCTTATTAAAGGGTCGATGAACACACTTGCTATGCAAAAAGTAGAGGAGTCTTTTACCGATACTGCAATGGAAGAAGCAACAGCAGCTGAGCTTCAAGGACTTGATATTGCTAAGCTACTAGACCCGGCTGTTATGAGACAAGAATACAAAGAAATGCAGGAACAAGCCGAAGCTGACGGAGAACCACTTGCTGATATGACAGATGCGGAGTTGAAAAGATGGACATCATTTAAACAGTTTGCACGACCTACTTCTCAAAACGTAGCGGTAGTATACCGTAATGGACGTGCTAAGTATTATAAAGTACTGGAGCCTAAATTATTAGATGTTATAAAATCAATTGGGCCTTACAAAGCGTCTGCACTTCTTAAAATCGTCGGCATGCCAACACGATTACTGCAAAAGTCGATTACCATCATGCCAGCGTTTCTTGTAAGATCGTTTGCTCGTGAGGTACAGAACGCTTTCATTGTTAATAAAGAAGGTGGTTACAACCCGCTTAAAACGCTTAGCGTAGCACTCAAGAACTTTGGAAAAATAGCAGTCGGTGATAATGTATGGATGGAAGAGATGATGGTATCCGGCCATGTAAATTACAATACATACACAAACACAGCGCCTGATAATATACGTGCTCAATTAGAAAAAGCAGGTGTTAAAAAAGGCAGTTTTAAAGATATTGTGCAAGGGCAATTCTTAGGGCTTCGTCCTATGCTTCGCTTGTATAAGCAAATTGCGATTGCCTCAGAACATGCAAATAGACGATCTGTATATGACTCAGTTTTAGAAGCAGGCGGTACAAAAGAAGAGGCGATGTACCAGGCACTTGATATCATGAACTTTTCAAGACGAAGCGACTTACAAGCGATGGAAGTTTTAAACGCCGTTGTTCCGTTCCTGAATCCACGTATACAAGGTATTGACAGGTTGTTTAGAGGTTACAAGGAAGATCGTAAAACATTCGCTCTAAAAGCCGGTATGATGACTGTAGCGGCAACATCACTTGCACTTTGGAATTGGGAAGAAAATGATGAGGAAATGAGCAAACTCAAGGATGAGGACAAAGCCATGAATTACCATTTCTTTATTGATACTGGATCAGGTGTCAAGCAACATTGGCGTATACCAAAAGGCTTTGAAGTTGGTCAGATTACAGGTACATTACCTGAGTTCTTTGTTGAGCAGCTTTACGGCAAAACACCGGAGCCTACTCTAAAAGCACTTCGTCGATTTATGACGACCACGTTTGGCCTTCAAACACCTCAGTTCATAGCCCCTATTAAAGACGTTGGATTTAATGAGGACTCGTTTAGACAGCGGCCTATTGTTAACTTTGGACAGCAGTTCTTATTGCCTCCTCAGCAGTTTGACCAGTGGACGTCGAAGCTTGTTGTAGATATCGCTCAGTCACAACCAGACTGGATGCCTACTTGGTTTCGTTCGCCTAAGCAACTTGAGTATTTAATTAAAGGCTATACTGGCTCAGCGGGTGCATTAGTGCTTGAAGGGATTGACGATATTTACCGAGCTACAGGTAATGCACCTGATCTACCAACCAAGAAATTATCTGAAAGGTATTTGATACGCGACTATTTACGCACTGGGTCATCATCATCTACAAAGCAAACGGATCTTTTTTATGACATGTTAACGGACGTTGGTAAGCTATCAAGTACGTTAAAATCAGCTAAGGATTCAGATCGTGCACAGTATCGCGAGTTAAAAGCAACTAACCGTGAGAAACTTGCCGCACGTAAATCGCTGAATAGAATTGGCAGTCAAATGACTAAGATATCAAATCGTATCAATAGAGTACTTGAGTCAGATGCAAGCAGGGACTTTAAAGCAGCTGAGAAAGATCGCCTTGTAAAACAAAGAAACGAAATGGCTCAGCGAGCAGTGGATAAGTACTTCTACATATTTGACTAGGGCTTCGGCCCTTTGTATTTATTTCTGTAATTGCTAATTAAACGCAGCACGAGATCAGAACCAGGTACACCCTTGATGGCTGCTACTTGCAATACTTTACGTGACTCATTTGCAATGTATGTAAGTTCAATCAACTGGTCGCGAAGTAATAAAGTTTCAAAAGGTCTTTGTGTTCGTGGTTCGGTCTTGCTTCCTAGCGTGTTTTGAATTTCTAGTAAATTAATAAGTTCATCAGCCATTTCAACTGAGAACTGAGTCTCTTTGAAAACGCATTCAAGAAGACACAACATCATATCTTTTAATCTTTCTTGATCGTGCGCACTTCTGGATGTAGATATAACTGTCATAATTTACTCCTTCATAAACCTAACAATACGGCTCTTATGAACTACGTATGTTTCGTAACCTGGTATTGTGGTGGTGAGAGGCTGTGAGATCCTGTACCAGTCTCCATACTGGCTTACAGCTGTTCTAGCAACCGTAGTAGTATCGCATTGAATAGCGTCTTGGTAGACATACATTGGATCTACATATACATGTACGATTTGATTCATTTTTTTATTCATCAGCCTTCACCCTCCAGTTTTAACTCTTTTTCCCACTGCCTGTGGTATTCAGCAACCCTATCGTTCTCTTTGTTAGTTGCTAATTTTTTATTTGCATCAGCTAACTGCTCACGTAACTCTAGTTTTTCTAACTGTAGCGTTTCTGCAACCCTACCCCATGAATCCCGATTTTGCTTTAATTTTTCTATTTCATCAGCTTGGTCGATGACTTTTTGTAGTAAGTTATTTATTTTAGACATTATTCCTTCTCCAGTTTTTTAACAGCGTCAAGTAAAGCCTGTCGATATCCATGCAGTAATGCGTGAGTACCCTTATTCCAGCACGTTCCAAATGACAATCCTTTAGCTGCGGAGTGAAGTTCTTTGTAACCAGCTAATGCGTATTTTAAATCTAGTTTGTCTTGCTCTAACTTATGCGCTACTGCTCTCCATGAGTCTTTCAAGTTTATTTCTTTAGCTAACTGCTCTTGCATATTATCGTGCGCCCACTGATTGGCATCACTTTTAATTTTTAAATCAGCGTATTTCTCTGCCCATGCGTCTAACTGTTCACGTAATCTTTGATTTTCAGCTAAAAGATCCACATTGACTTTACTGTTGTCTGTTTTAATCATTAGCCTGCCCTCCTATTAGCGGTTTAAATATTTTTCTTATTTCAGGATTTTTGCTGTATTGTAAATCAAAATCAACCCTATTTTTAAACTCGTACCTTACTACTTCTTTTGTATGAGGATTTTTAGATTCGTAAATCTTAGGCCATAAATCAAAACCCCCAAGCGTCTGTTCTTGTACCTTCAAATTTAAAAAATATGCCATCAGTCTGCACTCCCTATGCAATAGCCTTCTGCGATAAGCCACTCATAAATGCTTAATTGATGATCGTCTAAAAAGTTGTGATAGGTGTTGTACCAGTCTTTAGGCAACGGCTTAACTTTGGATTTTGTGTAGCCAGCGTCGTATAAAGTTAAACGTGCATCACTAGCATCCGCACAATCTTTTGTTAATTTAAACATTTCATCAATCGCTTTTTGCTTTTCGGCTTCTTTTTTATCCAGGACAGGACGATACTGAGGATCCATAACATCTGCGGTGTGTATACCAATATATTTCCCGTCGCCCAAACTCTCAGTAAAAAACCGTTGTCCGTCTATGTGGTGTCCTACTACTTTATGAGTAGCCTTACACCACCATTCCTCTACACCATCCTCACCGACAACTTTAGGGGTATCTAACTCTGTATTTAAAAGCGGCATCCCTTTACCATTCCAATTGTTGCTCATTTTATTCTCCAGTGTCCGTTGTTATCTATTGCATTTTAAAGCTCGCATAATATACGTGCTTTTTTAAGAGCGACTTGAAATGAATCATCAAGAGGCGCTTTAATTTTACCTCTCATATGTCGCGTTTTTACATCAAATTTAGCTAAATTTACTTTCGAAATACGTTGTGTGTCGTACTTTAAAAGCCCCAGTTCAAAACCCGCTTTTAATCGACGTATGCTTTTCTGAACGTTTAAATCCGTCATTCCATTCATACCTGAGTGCCTACCCTGCATAATAAATTTTAAAATGCGAGAGTAAGCAGTCTCATTTAATTTGTGCATGAAATGCGTTTCTACGACAGTCATACCTGCATAACGCCTAAGCTGATGCATCACTAAAAATGCTTTTTGCGAAGACGTCAGCATTTTAGTTACCCCACTGCTTTACTAAATTAGCCAGTTCGGTGTCAAGATCTTCGTCTGAATTGGCATCGTTGCTACCATCGTCAGCCGGTGGTGGCGGTGCTGTGTCATCGTCAGCCGGTGGTGGTGGCGCAGCAGCAGTGTCATTTGCTTTTATCGTCTGAGTAACTACTTCTTTTGGCGCTGCAGGGACACTTTCACTCTTCTTGTTTACGTTTCTGCGTGCCTTGAATGCACCGTCATTTTTAATTGAAGGTGTTTTTGTATCTTTCGACATGCCATGTACGTCACTGTCAAAAATATCACCGTTAATGTCTTCCCAGTCTCCCTCATCATTAAGGAAAGGGTATGCACCTGGATCCATCTTTTCTTTTGAAGGCTGCGTTCTTGGCGCTTCTGGTACAGCTTCAACCTTCGGCGCTTCTGGTACAGCTTCAACCTTCGGCGCTGAGATCAACTTGCAGAACTTATGTTTAATTAGAAGAGCAAGTGTCCAGCCTGACGTCTCCATGAATTTTTCATAGGTAACGCCTTTAGCTACTGCCTGCATTTCATAAATACTTCCGTCCAATTCAAATTGATTAGGGCCAAGTACTACTTCAGGCGCTGCGGGTACTACTTCAGGCGCTGCGGGTATTTCGTTGGCTTCAACTTCAACTTCAACTTCAACTTCGATTACATAACCGGCATCAATCATTGCAGATAACGTCCAACCCGCTGTTTCTAACTTCTCCATTGAGAATTTACAGCCTGGCGCTGATTCATACGTCACTTCAACTTTTGCTTTTACTTCTGGAGGAGACGGTGGTGTTGGCGCTTCTTCTTCTTGTTGTAAATCATCTACGAATAAGAACAGCTCAGATGATGACATCTTTACGGATGCATCATTAAACGTCACGTCACCGTCTATCTCAAATGTACCTAGTTTTTCTATAATCAATTTCATCTTTATACGATCTCCATGTAACCATTTTCTATAAGTTGTTTGTCCGTCCACTTTTGCGCTATAAACGCATCGTAGCCAAGACCATTTGCTTTTTGTGTCATTACTTTTTTAGGTTGAGGAACTGGTGGTGCTTCCTCTTCTGGAACTGGTGGTGCTTCTTGCTCGTGCAGTGGAAGTTGGCGCACATCAATCTCTTGCTCTGCGGGTGCAAGTTCCATAATATTACGACTAGGCAGTGCCAGTTGCACATCATCGCTTTCGCTTTTAGCAATCATGTTGTCAGCGTCAGCTTCTGATAAGAAACTCACAGGAGCAAATTCAAGCTGAGGATGTGTCGCGTCAGTAAATGTCACTTTCGTAACCACAATCTGCGGAGGGCATTTTTGCTTTGCAAGTAAACGCCCGTAGCCTGAAAGTGCTTTTAAACTGGTAGCAGGTACTCTAAGGACCATCGGAGACTCATCCATCTGGTGAGCTTCAACGATAAATAGGTTTTTAACGTCAGCACAGGCTTTTCCTTTTGTTGGAGTGCCTGATGCATCTGTACCCGATCCAAATGCGTTCTTAGGGCATTCTGCACAGCTTCTGACGCCTTTGGGGATCATAGTTGACTGAGCATCTGGTTTGATACCATTTGAACTAAAGCAATCTGGCAACGTAAACTCTGCGTTCTCACTGTAGTTTGAGTTATACCATGCTTTTGAAACGCCTTGTTGTGGGTCCGTAGCAAGTATGATGCATTTCAATGCAGTTCCCATTGGATAGACGTACTCTTTGTCTTCCTTCATGTATCTAAATTGCTTGCCTTTAATCGACATCTTAGGTAGCGATGCAAATCCTGTAACCATGCCTGCCGCATCGTTGGATTTATCAACGTACTTTGCTATATGAGCAGGTTTATCCGAACCGCCACCTGTATCAAAAATTGATATCTCATTTGACATTATAATCTAACTCCAAAAAAGTGATATTGTGCATCTACTGAGAGTCGTGACTTCTTAGAAATGCCTCTTACTTGACGCTTGCCTGTGCGTTTATTTTCAAATACACCGTAGCCCAGTTCATCACGTTCGACAAACGACCACTTATCCTTATCGCGTTGTACGTATTTACTGGGCGCTCGACGGGTACGTATTCTATTCATCGTATCGGTTAAGAATCTAGGCTGCGTTCCATCTAGGCTTAAGTCATTATGCCCCAGTCCATCTGCCATCGACATTGCTAAATCTGATTTATTCATCATGATAACCTCTATTATTTCTTAGCGGTGGATTTGCGGATTTGCACTGCCTGTTCGGTAGTGTATACAATTCCAGGTGGCATGATCCCCTCGTTGGAGTTCATGAAGTCTTTACAGTTTGTTTTACTTGCAGATAACGTAATCAAATCAAAAGCACCTGATCCTGCCAGTTTATCTACATGTTCTTTTAAATCGCTTTCTCCGTCTGGCTGCCATTGTCCTTTTTCCGTTTTGTATATGTAGCCTTGTAGATTAAGAAGCATTGTTTCTGCAAGGAAGAACTTAAACTCTTCTTTTTCCTTGATAGATACAAAATCTTTAGTCGTAATGAAAGCAGTTCCAAACTCTCCTTTAAGACTGTCCATTCCAGTTCGATCAATTTCTTTCTTTAAAAATGATTCAATTAAGTCCAGCTGCTTGGTAAGCGGAGCTATTTTTTCTTTCGCATCTCTGTTTACTTTCTCAATGGTAGACCGTATTTTTAAGTACACTTCAATTGCTTGGTTAGCGGTGGTCACTTTTCATCTCCTTTGTTGTCTTGCCAGTAATGATAACTTACTTCTTAATCATGTCAAGTAGTAATCCTTGCATTTTTTCTTTTTTATCGAGCCTGTTATACACCGCTCGCTCAATATCAGAGCAGTATAGATGTTTAATATACTGTTTGCGTTCTTGACCTGGGCGAGAAATACGTCCGTTGGCTTGCTCATATATCTCAAAATCATCTACCGGACCCCACCAAGTAATAACGTTAGTCGCAGTCAATGTTAGTCCATGCGCCATCGCTGCCGGGTGAGCTACAATAATATTTAAATCACCGTCTTGAAAATCACCAAATATTACATCGCGCTGCGCTTTTGGAACGTCTCCATTTATAACGCCATACGTAATATCACTGTGATTTTTTTGAATATGTTCTGTAATGACTGGGATAGTATTTTTAAAAGGTGCAAATATAATTAACTTGTTGCCTGACTCTTCGATAATAATCGATAGCTCATCTGTCTTAGGCTTACAGTTTAATTTTGATATTGTTCCGTTATCGTGATAGATCGCTCCACAGGCCAGTTGCAGTAATTTTATTAACTTGGCTCCTTCGTTGACTGCGGTGATGATGCCTTGCTGCAGCTCTGCTATGAAGTTTTTCTTAAGCCCTTCATAAGCCGTTATCTGTTCTTTGGACATCTCAACACAATGATCCACTGTCATTGCTGGTGGCAAGTCAACACACTCGTCACGCTGGAACCGGATGCTGGGTTTTAAGCTTGAGTAAACAATGTCTTCCCATCCTTTCATCGGCACGTACTTAAACATATTTATCTTGTACATGGTCTGATCTCGGAACCGACTAAAATACTTTGGAACCGTTTCAGGATTGACGATTTTTGCTTGTGCCCAGGCGTCAGTAGGTGCTTTGGGCATCGGTGATCCTGTCATCCATACCAATCTTTTCATAACATCTTTATTTGCAATAGCGTTTAATGCCTGCCACAGGCCTGTTTTATGGTTCCTGAATCTGGCTCCTTCATCCACAATAACCATGTCAAATGACATTTCGATAAGTCGTTCACTCTCAGTTTTCAGGCCTTCATGGTTGATGATGTAGAACTCTTTTGATAGATCGGAAAGCAGTTTCTTACGCCTAGACGCAGCACCGTGAATAACACTCGCTGTTCGATAAGGCATGTTGCTGAATATCTCTTCAAACCATACCCGATCAAGTGTTGATAATGTGGATGTGATCAGAACTCGCTTTATGAGCCCTTTTGACATTAGATAGTCAGCAGCCCAAAGAGCTGTCAGTGTCTTGGCGGTTCCAATACCGTTAAATACAAAATTACGTTTGTTTAAAACGATGAAATTAAATGTATGAGGCTGGTGGTCAAATGGTTTGGGATATTTACTTGGCCAATGGTATTCAAAGTAAGCCGGGCATTTAACTTGGATCCCTGCATTAGCTAATCTTTCACACATATCCATGTCCCAGTTACAGATCATGTAGTCTCTCATTTTATACTGAACTGGCTTTCTCTTGCGATCATCAAAACTAATCGCCATGCATTTATTAAGTGGTACTAACATGCATTTGCGATGACGGATCACAATCACGCTGTTGTCGTACAGTTTATCTGTCACAATTTAAACCTCTTTTTAACCAGCTATAAATGAAGCAACAACAACACCGCGTTCTTTACTTATTGCCTTTCCGAGCAGAGTCACTTTTAAAGTACCTACCTGAGTTAGTGATATCCAAGATTCAAGGATATAATACGTATCTGTAGTGATAGAATCCGTATCTTCAGGGACTATGCTTTTGGTGGAAGGGTGTATGTTTCTTGCGTCATCCTCACTTGTTGCAGCTACAACTGCCGATTTATACTGGTCATAATCAATCGTATCGGTACGTTCTATTAAATATAAATTCAAAATCTAAACCTCTTCTTTATAATGTGTTCGACTCGTGCGACATCCTCTTTTGAATTTGCTACCTGGCCTATCGCACCTGAAGCAACTATGGACGCTATATTAAGTGTTTGAAGTCCATGAAGCTCGCCATGTGGTTTCTTTGACTCAATGCCGACAAACATGCCAAAAGTCTCCCCAACCATATCTTGAGTGATTGTCACCGGGACGCTCGCAATATGATCAGGAATTCCTTTCGTGCCATAACCTGCAAACGGCATTATCTGGTATACATCGTCAGATAAGCCGCCTAGCATTTTCTTGACTGCTTTTTTGGTTTCGCCTTCAAGTGGTTCTTTAACTCCCATGTAGCGATTGGTTCCAGTAGCCTACAACTAAATGAGCGTTTCCAAACATAGGCAAGACCTCAGATCGGTTTTTTACTGGTAACGATGATACACGCCACCAGTTATTTATAAGTACGATGTGAGGCTTTCCAGTGACTTTAGGAGTAATCGTTATGTTGCTTGTATATCTACGCATGGATCCGCTTCCTGCATTCTGCTAACTGCGCTATCTGAGCGTGACAGTCAGCCAAGGCATTGTGAACAACAGTGCCTTTTGGAACACCGCACTCTTTCATTAGCGTTCTAAGCTCACGTTTGTTCCGAAATGACCAAGGTAGTTGCATTGGGTGTTTACTAGATGCAATTAAATTTTCGAGTAGTTTAAAATCAAAGTCACCTTTTGACCACCAGGCTTCGATGTTGTACTTCTGTGTGAAAAAAGTACTGGCAAGAAATGAGTGAAAATAATCGAGATCCATCACACTCGGATCGTTTAACGATCGTTGCAAATTATCTGGTATGTTTAAATGGAATGTCAATGTGCTTTCAGAGATCGTTCGACCTGCATTTATCTGCTCTTGGATCTCTAGGTTTATCTGCCGCGAAAAAATAGGTGTGTGGTCTGCATCAAACAGCACAACAGCTACTTGAAATATAACTGCGGTTTCGGTTGTATCAAGTGTTTCGATATCAACCATTGCTTCACAGGCCATAATGTCTTTACTTAATTCAGTCATATCCATTTTATTCTCCAGTTAGTTGAACGTAAACAATAGTCGTACTTAACAAAGATGTCAAGTACTTTTATGCTCGCATTGATCTTCTCTTGCTTCGCACCATCCGCAAAGATGATTCGGTTTTGCAGGCCAGTTCCCCGACTCATTGCACATTTGAATTAACTCTTGGCGATCACCAAAGTCTTGCCATATTGCCTCCATGTCTTTACGAGAATATTCAGCGTAAGTAGGTGATGTGTTTTCGTGCTCGCACCATACATAAGCAGTCAGAACTCGATTGACTTTTTTATATTTTGAAAGAACCGCACCTGCAAACAATTTAAGCTGGTCGCTATGCTGTTTTACTTTTCCAGTCTTCCAGTCAATGACCAATGCAAAGTCACCGACTATAATAAGCGCATCAAGTACGACTCTACACCACGCTTTTTTATCGAACCAACTGACCTCATGCATGCGGATATCAAATGTCACCTGGAGTTCAGGTAGCACTGTATTTGCTTTGCGCATCTTATCGAGCAGCGGCATCAAGAAGTCCAGTTTTACAGAGAACGTTTCAGGTCCGTTTATTTCAGGCACTGGGAATGGGATCTTTGTACCATCGCGCAAGTAGTCCTCTAATACTTTATGCACCGCCTTACCTTTTTTAAAGTGAGCAGCTTCAAAGTTAGGTTTTGGAAATACTTTGCCAACGTTATTTCCCCAAAAACGCTTAGGGCATTGCTCAAACATACTCAGTCGGCTCCAACTCCATGCTATCGGTTTACTCATTTTTACTCTCCAGGGTTATTTTCATAAATGTTAATCCTTAATTTTCAGGCCCATGCGTACCATTTTTTGTATTACATGTAACTTTTTACGCTTTGGAAATTCAAGTGCAATTAGATCCGTTTTCATTCCTGATTGACGAAGTTTAAATAGTTTTTTGGTGTCTTCGTCTGACCAGTTTGTTTGTCCTCTTCTACTTCTCAGCATTATAATTTCCTAAAGTCGACGTAAGTGTCTCGGATGTTCTGATTAAGTCCCCATGGTGTGAATATGTAAACGCAACATGCAAACTTAGGTCCTTGCGGCTTGCCGTCTTTATCGACAAACCCAGAACCGTCAGGCCGCAGAAACTTCATTCTATAGGGCATATGGATCACAGTGTCAGCAAGTGCTCTCGCATTGCGTGTATAATCTGTCTCAGGTTTATCAGGCACAAGCAACGCTGTTAGGCTGCACCCTTTCATCGCCTCCTTAGCAGCTTTTAAAACCCACGGCTTTATATCGCTGTATGGAGGGTTGCAGAAATTTGCTGTCGGAGACCATGGCAATTTAAAAGCATCCTCACTTCGTTCCGCTAGTGAATAGTACTCACCGCATTTAGCTGTTCTCTTTAGCGCACAGACATCCAATCTAAATGAGATACGCAAGTACTTTTCAAGTGCTTTTACGAACTCAGGCGGTGTCTGAGCGAGATCTTTTTCTTCTTCCGGTGTATTGCTGTTGTTGTTTTCCAATTGCGGCTCCTTGTATTGGTCTATGTTTGGGATCTGATTGAAAATGTGAGCGATAACGTCAATAGTCCAACCGTTACCAAACATTTTATATAATTGCGAGTTGCTTATACCGGCGCTTAACAACGTGTCTAAAATGTCCTCTGGTATTGTTTGAAGTCTGCCGCATTCGCGGGGTGTTAGTTTGCGGTAGTGAATGTTTTTAAGGCATTCGCTTTTTATAGAAAGTTTATTGTTATGTTCCCAACTATTTGCGCTTAATGTAGGGGTTTTACCGTCTAGCGCCTTTTCACCTCCTTTATTAAAACCTCGAGGTGTTTGTTGTATTGATACTTTAGATTCTTCTATTAATAAATTCCCAGCTCCAGCAGTGCCCCCAGATTGAGATGATAAAGCTATCGACTTTCCAAATTTTGAATAAACCCTATTACCTTGACCCCCGCCTTTAAATTCATGCACTCTTATTGGCGCGTTACTCGAATTATCTATTGATACTTTAGGCTCTAAGTTGCCCCCTGTTGCCGCTGCTAATGTTGGTGCTTTACCATTCGGTGAATAAATACGTTTATTGTAATCATGCCCTTTAATGTCTGATGCAGTGGCTACTCTTTGTATAACAAAATTGTCTTTTTGAACCGTTGTAAGTGAGTTTGTTTTATCGTCTTTCCTAACTTCAAATTGCTGTTGTATTTTACCGTTATCGTTATATCTTCCGCGTTGTGCTACGCATTTAACCTCTAAATAATTATATGGAACGCCTTTGTGCATGTTAGCAGTGAGACAAAATGATTTTTCTTTATCTTCTGATTGGGTACATCTATCAGCCCTACGCGCACCGGCTTGTTGCCACTTTTCATTGCCTTGTTGCATGTAATTAATTGCGCTATCAGTGTGAAAAAAAGAACTTTCAACCTCACTTTCAAGAATGTCTTTTAACACAATTCCCTTATCTTTCGGTTGCTCAACGCCCCAATTACACCAGTAATAACGCTGCCTGTTTTGTGCGCTAACTAATGCGCTGTTGATAAAGACAGGCTCTACACCGATTGCATTACTAATTAAGTCCAAAAAGTCTTTTTTCATCTTCACGTTTTCAAGGAAGAACCTAATGTTAGGGTTGACTAACTTGATATGGTCTAGCAATAAAATATATTCCCAAAACAGATAAGACTGACTTAAAAACTCTGCACCTGCTAATTTCAACTCAAGGTACTTTTCTCTGCTATCAACAACTATTTTTTCACCGTTTAGTATTGCAGCAGTGCCAGCCATTTTTCCGGCCATTGAGAAACCCTGGCACGGTGAACCACCAATGAATAAATCAATCGTTGACCAGTTAATTAACCATTTGCGCCACTTAGTTATATTGCCCATTTGTATGGTTTTAGGGAATACCGCTATAGTTCCTTGTATAGCGTACTTATTAATCTCACTTGCATAGTATTTAGCGGGTTTTATCCCCATTACTTTTAATGCGGTTTGGCCGCCTGAATGACCGTCGAACGCTGCAAACACATTCATGGATCATAGCTCCTTTAATTCTGACCAACGAGAACCTACTTGCACATCCCATGTTAGCGGTACAGTTGGTGTATAGCCCCACCATTTGCCGTAATCCATTTTGTTAAGCATTTCACGGCACTCAATAAGACGTGAGTTTGGGACGTCGTTTTTTACTTCGTAGTGTAATCCGTCATGTAAATCAAACCAAAACTCAAACTCTGGAAAGTATTTTCCGATTTCTTGTATTGCTAAGTCTTTCATATCAGCGCCACTGCCTTGGATCGGAAAGTTTATAGCTGATGATTCAGTCGACCATTTACTTTCTTTATCCCAAAAATCTAATTTATAGCGACGACCTGCCATTGATTCGGCATAGCCTGTTAGTTTGCCTTTGTTTATAGCACTCGTCCAGTATGGCTTAATTTTCTTAAAGCCTCTGTGAAACGTATTTTGCCAGCTTGCGGCCGTCATAAAATCAACGTTCATTCCGTATTGAACCCGCGCTTGAACCCGCAACTTTTTTACGCCAATTCGATAGTTATTTGCTAGATTTGTGAATTTGCCTTGGTAGCGATAACCATGATCCCCGGTAATAGCAGTGTTTCCTTCTTTCTTTCCTTTCATGAAATCGTCGTAATGGATCCCTGATATCTCAGAGCCAGTGAACGAGTGAAAATCTTTTCCCATTACAAATATCTCAGTCATATTCTCATCGCCTGAGTAGTCTGCTATCAATCGAGACTCTTGACCCGCTGCATCGTACTCTACGTGCTTGTATCCCGGTCTGGGGCGTATCAATGCGCGAAACTCTTTTTGTCTTGGCCATTGATGTAATGCCATACCAATTGAGTATTTTTTCTTGATCTTGCTTGTGTATGTCATCCTACCGGTATAAGTGGAGAATATTCTGGCTTGCGGGTGCAGTACTTCACTGCCAAGGTACTCTCGAGATTTTAAAGGTGATTGAATGTACTTTGTAAGTTGAGTATTTAATTGGCGCCATCTTAGGATCTCAATAACATGGTCATCATCATCTGCAAGATAGGTCAACGCCGCTTTATCGGTGCTCGGTGCTTTGGTTTTTTCACTGAAACTTTTAGGTGTCAGCTTCCATACATCGTAGAGTAGGTTTGCCATTTGTTTCGGGCTGCGCAGTATTTTACTGGGGATCCAACCATTCACGCCAAGTCGAACTACTTTTGACTGCTGATGATTATGCACGCCCAGTTTGTATTCGATGGTAGCCATCTCTTCTGTGATCGCAGGGGTGATATCATCAATAAGCGAGAAGTCTACCATTACACCGCGCTCGTATGACTCTGCAACTGGTATCAAGCTTGCCATTGAGATCATACATGATTTCTGCTGTTGAGGCGTGAGGCGTGAGTATGCAACGGTAGCGACTCGTGCTGTCATAATGGCGTCAAGCTTTGCTCTGGTTTCCCAGTACTTGCCTTGAGCGCCTGCATGCACTTCTTGCTCTTTCATTTTTACAAACGCAACCGCCCAAGGCTCGTCTTTGAAAAAGTACTTCACCGCATCTGCTAGTGACCAGGCAGGGCGTCGTTCTTTTCGCTGTGAGTTTGAAAGCCATTTCCAAATAATCCCGGCGTCGACCCACTTTATTTTCTTCACTTCTTCTACATAACCAGCCGCAATTAAAAATGAAATGTCAAACGTGAGGTTATAGCCAGTGAGTGTCTGACCTTCTAAGCTTCTTAGTAACGCCCGGTACTGTGTCTTCTTTTGTACAACAAACGCTTCTCCGGATGCTTTTCCAACCGCTATATTCGTGATCATGGCAGTGCCTTCCCGTACTCTCCATGGTTGCAGTGCATATTCTTGAGGGGCATCTCCAGTAGGTGCTGTCTCAATATCCAATGCAGGGATATCTAGTTTGTTTGACATGGTTTATTTGACCTCTTTAAGTTGGGGTGGTGCTACCTCTTTTTTTAATAACATGCATTCTGAGCGTGTCAGCTCATGACGTATTGCTTCTGGATTACTTTCAATCCAAGCTTTGTGATTTCTAACGCTTCTTGGTCTGTGTCTCCACCTCACTCCTTTGCCGTCGGTTCTTAGTTGACCATCGTATGCTTTGTTTGAAAGACGTGTCATAACCTCAATCACTTCTTGCTTTATCGCGTTGTTCAATGGCGTTTCAGAATGCTCAGCAACAAAATTCGTGACCAGTACATTGCTTGTTATATCAGCGCCGAATGGACCGTCTCGAGCATCAATTGCATCAGCGATCAACCCTTCTAAGTACGAACGACTGTTCTCAATTAAGTCGGCTTTGGACTTCGTTTGAGGAGGCGGTTTATTGTATGCAAACTGAGTTAGATCACGCTGAGCGCACCACGCTAATATATGAGATAAATTATCACCCTTGCGCTGCCACTCCCAAATTTCGTGGTAATACTTAGCGTCAAGAACACCGTCAATTCTATGCACCCAAAAACGACGATCTCCACCTCTTATTTGCGCAGCATCTTCGTTGTTCGAGAACAAGATCACATTGCAAAATATTTGCTCTGACTGCTCCTTTTTTCCTTTTGTGTTTATTTCTATGTGAGATTCAGAAATAATATGATTTAGTTTTTCAACAACACCGCCTCTGAGGTCTTTGTGCATTTCATCAATGCAAACTAATGTTTTGTTTTGCAAAAATGAGTTGAACTGATTGGTTAGACGTTCAGGCAAGATCATAATGGCATTCTGCTTTCCAACTAACTTGACCATCAATTCATAGATCCAGCCTTTTCCTGCACCTGGGTCTGATATAAGCAGAGGAACCCAAGGGATCCTTCGCTCTGGGTGTATAATTGTACAAGCAAACCAATCCATAAATAAGAACCGATCATCGTCATTCGGAAATAGGAATTCCATATGTGCTAAAAAAGGTTTTATCTTACCAACATCAATTTCGGGCGCTGGGACTATCTGGGCTGCTTTATATAAGTTCCAATAATCTGAGTCTTCGAGATTTACTATGGCTTCTTTGCCCGGATAGTAAATGGTGTCGCGAACACTTTTTCTGTTATGACATTCGAGCCACTTTTTACTGAGAAAAGCTTTTCCCCCAACTTTAATGTTTTGAGTCGCGTTTTTCCAGTCTTGGAGCGAGTACATACTGTGTTCTCCGCTGAGTTTGGTATCAATAACTCTCGATCCTTCGTCAACGTAGCGAAATCGTTCGATCCATGCATCGAGTGTATTCTCACCACCTGATATATCTTCATAGATCACCTCCTCAGCTTTAGTGCCTTTGTTGATAACAGACTCAATTGTTGTATCGGCAGTGATGGGTGGCGGTGGTGGCGGTGCATTTGCAATTTTTTCTTCTTGTGCTTCTTGTTCGCGCTGGTCGCAAAATTTATCAACGCAACCTAGTACTTCATATTCGAGGGTGGCTTCGTCAATTGGCTCTGCATCGGATGGGCATAGATCCACATTCATACGAATTATCTCAGCTTTGATAGCCGCAGCACTGTAGCCATCTGATACCATCTTGCCTATGTGAGCCACCAGCAACGGTGTTCTGTTGCCCGGCGCTAATACAACTGGCTCTTGATAGCTGTCGGATATGTCTAACCCAAACGCATCGGCTTCCATCGCTCTGGCTGTCATTTTTCTAGGTTTTGCGGATATGGCATGATGAGTAGGTATTGCTTTTGCAGCACAATCGTATAAATGTTGTGTTGCGTAGTCACCACCAAACGCTTGCACTGTAACCATAACAGGTTCTTTTTTCTGATGTGGAAAACCTGGGACTCTCAACACTCTGTCTAAATTATTTACATGAGGGTCCGTATTGAACTGTATAGCGAGTTGTTTTTGCATTGATTTAAACTGATCGAGCTCACAATCAACCACTCGCCAGTACACATGGAATTTGCCTTTGCTCGACGTTACGATCATTGAGGGTCTTGGCATGTAGTCAATCAATGATTTCATTGTCTCTACGGAAGTGTCAGGTTTGTCAGCGTCAACAAACAATGCACGTATGCCAGTAATTGCATTTAATGAGCGTTTCAACCCTTCGTTTATTTGTACAAATACACCGGCGCCTCTTTCTGACAGTGATTTGAGTGTGTCTTCATGCTCATCAAATGATCCTATTAATACTCGTGCAAGTGGATCAATAGGTTTTCCTAAGGCATTTTTTTTAAACGTTGCTTTTAATTCTTTTTTGTCAGTAAACGTCTGGAACACATATGGTCCGTCTCCCAGCTCGCGCAAAAACGCTGTGGCTTGAGAGAGATCATACATTCCCATTTTTCTCCATGTAATCGGCTAAGATAGTGTCAACGACAGAAGAGCGATTGATTGATTTGTTTTTTGGAAATTTGAGGCGTAACGAATCAGCGTATCTTGATAGCCATTCATCTGTGCTTTCTTTAATAGTAAAGGAACACACTTTTTTGTTGTCGCGTTTAATGCCTTGGTTCAAAGCTTCGGCTGAGAGAATTCGTGCCATTGGGTGTTGCCTTTGGATGTATTAGGTTGTGTAATATGATACATCTTAATTGCATTGTCAACCGACTTTATAAATGTATATTTAAAAATACAGTCTTGACAATTTATTTATTTAGGCAGGTATAAAGTTGAGGTCACCGGAAGTGCGGTAGTTTCGATAGAGTGGGGATGAAAAAACCCCATAAAAGGAACTAACTTGGTCTTTTATGGGGGAACCACAACAACACTGACACTGGAGATGTCACTGCCTTTATAATCATTTTTATACTTGATGTCAATAGACAACACAGACTTGAATTCAATAGGTCTTATTGTGTCATTGGATTGTGGATACAAAAAAGCCCCGGTTAAGGGGCTGTCGTGTTGTATTTTTATGTTGTTATTTCATGGCAATCTCCTTTTATTTTTGGCATCCTCCCGATCAATCGAGGTCTTTATTTTATACGCTATATATCCACATGGCAGCGCAATCAGGATCGCGGTTGACACTGCTAGACTCAAAACAATACAGGCAAACATTGTGATGGTCAATACGGCAACCAAGGCCAGTTTGTAGTACCTCATGCTTGCACCGTTACGTTATAGTCGATAACTACATTTGATACTTCAATGATTAGTTCTTTGGAAGGTACATACCATACCGCGCCCGTATTAATGTTAAGTATCTCTATGAATTGTGCTGGCCTTTTTGCTATTGACACACTGACATGTACTTTCATGTGCAAACCGCCTTCACGTTCAAATACATCTCCGACTTTTATGTCTCCAACCGTTAATTTCTTTGGCGAAGGTAGTTTATTGCGCACTATTTTAAAGTTTTTATCTTTGCTCATGATTCTGTCCTCATGTGATATGTGTCTAAGTTAATTGGATGAACGGGGATCATGCCTTGGCTAAACTTTCGTGCATGATATTTCGCCGCGTCCTTGCTGTGTTGAGTTACCTCACCTTTGCGAATATCCTTTATTTCGCAACGATCTTTCACATCTTGTTTTACAATCGTGACCACTTGACCACAAATCATTTGCTCTTGAATTGATATAAACGGCTTTTCCATATAATTTCCTTACTTGGTTGCTTGCGGATTATTCCGGCATTAACCACTCGTATATAATGGCTAATAACAGATCAGTCTTGGTTTGCCTCTACACCACTACTTGTGCCTTTTGAAGTCCATACCATTGATAGAGCATACCCTTTCTTGCATGTTGCTAACCATTGGCTATATGTTGCTGTCATACTTCCATACGCCGATGCATCGTTATCTGTAAGCCACTGAGCTAATTTCTCCACAGTGTCAAATGCCGGGCTTATTGGTGTACCTTCTGTACAGTCTTCATACATTCGCATCTGAGTTTTTTCATTTTCATCCCACTTGGGCATATAATCCGACTCGACTGGTTTACCTCCTGAGTACTTTTTGAAACTGATGTTTTCATATTCTTCAAGCTTTGGCTCCCATTCAATATTTTCTTCGTAACTTTTTGTATATCCTTCAAACCATTTTTTTCTTTCTAGTTCCCACTGCTGCCTTTCAGCTTTAAAATCACGGTTTAAAAGTGGTATGTATTCACCTGAAGCATCCAAAGGGTGCTCCCAGTTCTCTGGTACGTTTCTTATTTCTCTACCCATTTTATAATTTCCTTACTTGGTTGTTGTTTCGGATTATTCCGGCATTAACCACTCGTTTCGAATGGCTAATAACAGACTACACCTGGATGTTAAGGGGGCATATATCAATTGCTCGCATTGTTCGAGTGTATTGACTGCCCAGGAACTTGTAGTAGCATTGTTTTGTCATCCCTGTGACTTTCTCGCCTGTGTAGAATGCGGTTCCTGCGTTTGCTGTGGTTGCAAAAACTAAGGTAATAAAAACGACTAGTGCTAGTTTTACAGATTTCATTTTGTGTTGCCTCTTGTTGTTTCGGATGATTCCGACAGTAGCTACTTAAATCAAATAGCTACTAGCAGATCATTTGTTGTCAGTCTTTTTTAATTGTAAATCGCGCTCTCCCTTCTTGGTTGCGACACCACACCGTAAACTCACCATGCATTTTAATGTTACGATTAATCAATTCGTGGTTTCTAGTACTAATTTCAGTGTAAATGTGGTACTTAGTAAATCGGATCGCCTCTTCTAAACTTTTAAATTCGAAATCTTTTTTAAATGTGTTTCGAGTACTTGTTGGGTTTACCAGTGATAATTCAATGTTGTACATTATGACACCTCAAACTTATCTTTTACAGACTGGTTGTAGCACCCTGCACATAAAGTTACTACTTCGTAACCAGCAGTCATTTTACCATCAGTTTCTTCACAAAATGAGCATACCGTTTCATGCACCACATCGGCTAATTCACCACACTTATCACACTGCGAACACCAACGCTCTCTAAGTTCTTCTCTTGTTGGTCTCATATATTTACCTCAATATTATTTTGTTTTAAAAGAGTACTTAAATAGAACCCTGTGTTTTCTGGATCTTCAGCCATCACAGCAACTGTGTTTTGTATTGACCAGCTGATGCCGCGATCATCTAGTAAGTTGGCCCAGTGACCAAAGTTTGTATGAATGCCTTTTGTGTAGTGACAGCTTAGTGCAAAAAAGAAGCTTTGCAAATGTAGGTACTGTGACCTGTTTACTACCTGGTTGTGTGATTTTTCAAGTGCCATTGTAATTACCTTACTTAGTTGTTTCGGATGATTCCGGCATTTCAAAATTTTTGCTGTTAAGAAGGTGCAGCCAGCTGATCGCGTCGTCAAACGTTGATAGACTGGTTAAATGAGGGTGCATAAGCTCTAGATCCGAAAACTCACCTGATTCAATCGCAGATCCTCTTCGGTTACTGCTCTCAGCTAACCATATCGTTTCAGAGACGTACTTTGTTAAATTAGTATCGAGCTCATCAGCAAAAAACGGACACGCCTCATGAAAAGAAAAACCCTCAGGCAGGTTAAAAACCATGTGCCAGCCAATTACGCAATGAGCTGCGCCGCAACCTTTTAATGTTATCCAATCATCCATGATAAAAAGGTTAGTTTCAATTTGCTTCGCTTTTTCTAGTGTTTTGATTAGGTCGTCTAAGATTTTCATACTCTAGTACTCCAGTAAATTAGGTATGTCGCCTATAAGTTCAAAATAAAATGTATATGTGCATAACCACAAGCGCAAATCACCTTCTTTCCATTTATTCATTTGATGATTATTTGCTGCCTGGCCTGTTTTATCTTCATACACTACAACTTCAACCCTGTTGACCTCATCTTCAAGATAATAAGGATTAACGATAATGTCGTTTTTATCGCACCCGGTTAAATCTGCAATTTCAATTTTTATATCTTCTAAAGTCGCGGCAATGATTTCAAATTTTATTTTGTGTTCAAACCTTCCCATTATACAACCATCTTCAAAGCGATCTTCTTCCGAAAACTTACAAACGGATTTACATATTAATTTTTTCATTTTGTGATCCTTATGATTTTAGTATTTACCTTGGCATAACTAAACGTGTTGTTGCCGAGTTCTTTCAATATGTCATGCTCAAGCTTTTTGTATGTGATTGGGACCAGGCAAATAGCCAAGCCGCCAGGTTTAAGACATTTAAAAACCTGATCCATGTGTGCAACGATATTTTTAAATGGTGGGTTACAGATGATCCGGTCTTCGCCGCTATATATATCACCTGGTCTGTGCTTGAATTCATCGAAATCCGTTAAAAAATCGCCTTGGTTGATACTTACAAGGGTATATTCAAACCGGTTTTGCATGTGCTCAACTAACTTTTGATGTTTTTCGATAGTATTAATACATCCGCTCATAAACCCAGCTCGCAGCATCGCCGCCACTAGCTGCCCGGTTCCGGCGTGCGGTTCTAACACACCGTGAGCCGCTTCGTTGATAGTGGCGTCTTTATAGTCTAAATATTCAACCATTAGATCAGCAACGTGATCCGGTGTCGTGTGGCATTCAGTGCCCCGGTCAACCGTAAGCAGCTTAGGCGCATTTATATTGACAATCGGGATCGGGATATCAAAATCAGGACGTTTGCACGTCAACGGCTTTTTAGGGCGCGTAAAACAGGTGTTATTCATGATTATCATCTCTAGTGCAAACGCTTTTCGCGCTGTGCATTACACAACTTGAAAACTCTTGCATCGCTCCGCGTAACGATAGTGAATGTATTTCTTGCAATCCGTATTTGATTGTAAAAAGGGTTTTAGTTTTTTGTATTAGTGTGACCGGGTGATCTAACCCCTTTGACGCTGTAATTAATATATTCATTATTTACGATCCTCTGTTAGAATTTGAACCGGGCCTTTGTCTTTGTAGCTCCAGATAAAAGGGATCTCATAACTCAGGTCCCCGGTTACCTGGTCGATAAATGTGATCACATTACACTTGAATTCGTAATTTTTTATGATCTCGGTTGTCTCCGGTGTCACTTTTATATAAATATCACTGCACCAATTTGACAGCGGCAAGCCTGTAGCTATTAGTTGATCAAGTATTTTCATATTGAAACCCTCTTTTGTAAGTGAATGAAGAAACCAAAAACGCGTGAAGCGTTTGCAGGCTTTGCATATTTTGTTATCTTTGCCCAAGTGTATAAAAGTTCAAGCTCTGACTGTTCAAGCTGATTAGGATCTTTATTAAAGTCAATATGCATACTTAAAACACCCTTGGCCATTGCGCGGGTGGGCTTGGTTGGGTACTGTATTTTTCCGTGTGTGTTATGCGCGTCAATATCTAAACGAGCGCAGCACTCGCGGCTTGTGCCACATTCAAGGTTGCATTGACACGTTTTTGATCCATCTTCTTCAATAAAATATAGATCAACCGTTTGCCACTCGTAATGATTGCCCGCTTTATAAAAGATATTAGAGCCACTGTGCGCTAATGTTTCATTTGATAGATCGATATCAAGTTTTAAAATTTTAGGTGTTATACGTTTCATTTTTGTAATTTCCTTACTTTAGTTAACATCACATAACCAACTTTAAAAGCTGGCTATAGGATAGCAAACTATATAAGCGCGATTTGTCCGGGCTTGGCGGTTTCTGGCATTTCGTGCACTTTACTGTCAGTTAAAAACACCGCTTTATAGTCGTAATCTGCCCGGCCATATTTATCAACGCCCATTTTAACGAATCCGATCCGGATCCTAAACGTCTTGCATTTTGATAATATGGTGCTCTTGTGGTCGTTTCCGATCCCTTTGTACTGCTCTTTTGTAAGCTCTACTTGGTCAAGCTCTCGCGCTCTGTAGCCGCCTTGCCAGGTAACAGGTTGATCAGTCTTAAAGTTTAAGATAGGGATCGCAGCCTTAGCACTGGGGGCGCGTTTTGCTGGTACTTCATAACCAACTGACTGCATGAGCTCGCGCCATTCTTGATCGTCCAGCTCAAGATCACAACTGCTCGATAAGTGAAGCGGCAAGCAAACCGAACTAGTGACGGTCCAGGCTTCGTTTTTTAACTCTGCTTTTGGTTTATCTGCGCCGTGGGCCCTCAAGAATGTTTGCAGCACTGCCGGAGTCAATGCACCGTCATACAATGGCACAATGGCAAGCTGTCCTTGCTCGTATGCTAAGCGGTTTAGAATATGGTTGATTATCCTTGCCCGTCTTTTGCTATTAATGCGTGCCGTGTAGATTTCCCGCAGTTTCTCAAGTGCTTGGTCTTCTGTGATCTCTCCTGACTCGATTTTATTATTAAGATCCAGGTTTCTAGTTTCATACTGGCCGCATAAGTTGTATGTGTAAGTCGTCTTTGATTCTGGCTTCATTTTGTTTTTGACGATATCGATTACATTCAAAGAATGCGCGGCGTCGTTGATCGCTCGTTGTTGATCGCGTAGGTCTTTAGATAGCGTCTTGATCCTGTTTGAGATGGTGCGCGTGTTGTTCTTGTGGTCTGCATGACCGATCACGCCTTTCGCCCTCCATACCCAATACCCCACGGCATCGGCTGTGTTGTGTGCGTTATCAATGGCACGCTCGATCTGTTTCTCTGTTTTCTTTGCTTTGCGTTCTGAATGATGGCCGCTTAAGATTGGTTGATTGTTGCCGATCCGCTGCATCAAGTCATTTGCTGCTAACTGGTAACCATGGCATTGATCCGATCTCTTTTGAGCCAAGAGAAGCAACCGATCCGCTTTTGCCTCTGCGCGTTCAACCATTGTTAAACCCTCGGGCATAATATCGCCAGCAAGAGCAAGACAAAAATCCTCGTTATCAAGTGACCAGTAAGCGACGAACAGCTTTTGAACTGGCGCCCACTTCCACCCGCTTGACTTCAATGCGGACCAGTCTTCGGAGTCAATGCGGACCTCAGTGTAAATCCTTAGCTTATTGTCTTCGGGTGAATAAGTCGCGCTAAAATCTTCAGCGTTGTACTTGTCAATATTCATGTAATTACCTTACTTAGTTGTTTTCGGATGATTCCGACACTAGACCCTTAATAAAAGGCCTAGTGGCAGATCATTGCCCTAATAAAAACGCCAGTATAAAAAGAAGCCCTAACACGTTAAACGCGATCACAAGGCCGATCAATAGTACTTTGATTAAACGCTGCATCATTATGTGTTGCTCCAATCGTTGATATTGAAATCAGTGTCATAATGATACGCATCAAGAAAAGCGCTCACATCATCAATGGTATACGCTTCAATCTCGCAATATGTCTGCGCCTGATCAATAACGCATTCGACTGGATAACCTGCGATACGTAAATAATTGTTATAGTGTTGGTCTAACTGCTGGATCTCTTGTTCTCTCATGGTCTTAATTTCCTTAAAACGTTGTTGTTGTTAGTATGTCTTTACGACTTTAAAAGCTAGGTTTAGATCGCAACCGTCCCAATCACAGGATGTCATTTCACCATCAATACGAGCAAATACAACAAACTCGGCTATATCATCAGGCAAGTCGTCATTGCTACAACTAAAAGTAAAGTCATTGCAAATCGTATTTACTACACTGAATTTAATGACAGCGAAGTACAGAACACCGTTATATTGTATTTCTAAGTCGTTTATAATCATTTGTGTGATCTCTCTGTTTAGTTGCTAAGTCGCTAAGTATTTATTCAAGTCGTAACGCGGTGGCTGATGCTCTTGATTGCTTAATTCCTAACTTAACAAAGATGTTAAGATAAATCAAGTAAATCGGCACACCTATTTGTAATTAGAGGGATGAGTCAAGGCTGAGTCAAGAAATAGCAGGGCTACAGGGTGCGCGGTTGCTGGGTTTCTTTGTTCCGTTGGCTCGGTGCGGCACAGGTCAGGAGGGTGAGACGGTTTCCTTGATCTTAGTATCTGCGTGGCTTGTAGCTCTGTTACTTAACATTATTGTATATATATATATATATATATAGTGTATGTATTATGTATATATGGTGGCTGTGGTGGCTGTGGCTGTGGCTGTGTGTGTGTGGTCACCAAAGCTGGAACATGGTGAGTCAGTGAGTTAAATGGCTACAGACCACGCCAGGTAAGGGTTAGAGCGGTTCAGGGGGGGTAAGTCGGTAATCTTGGATTTGTACAATAAACGTACATTAGTCAACCTTTTTTCTAATTTGCATTGACAGCAGTACAAAATACGTACGATTTACTTCTTCAAGGGGTATTTCAAGGTCACCAGTTACTTGAACAAGTCAGATCATGGCTACCTACTGACTACAAAGTCACTCGGACACTAAGCCTCTACCCTTGGCCGACAGCGCAGAAATTAAGCCAGCCTTGACCGTCAAGTCATGAAGCGACGCCAACACATAGTTACCTGTCAACTTACTTTAAGGTGTGCCGAGTGAGTCAGTACTGAAGGATCGCAGACACGACAACGCTTTGTAAGCTGGCTCAGGGCCTAAGAGGGTGAGTCAGTAGCAAGATCGTCGTTATTTTGCTGCTTCCTTACTTCGATCCTTCGCTGCTACATAAAAACGCGGTAGCAAATCACGCTTAGAAAAAAGATTTCCAGTACCTTTTTGCTTTTCCGTTTTAGGATCTCGGTTTCTGAGAGCTGCGATCGCCAGGCGGGGGTTTAGTCTATATTATATATACATACAGTAAGCTTACACACAGAACCAAAAAAATAAAAAACCCAAGGTACTTGACTGCTATTACGAAAGCTATTAAATTACATCTATTTAATTAAGCGGTGACACGTATGATTTCAGACTTCATGGCGAAGAAACGAATTGACTGGATAATTGACCCAAGGGTTGCTGATATCGATGGAACTTGGATGCCTGGTAGCAACGATGTAACGCGAGTATGGGATGTGTGTTCTGCGAGAGAAAGAGAGGCGATAGTTGCATTTATCTCATGTGATACTTACGGCGAGGTGATACAACGGATAACAAGTATGTCACTTCAAGCATGTGTTACGCTGTTACAGACAAACAAAAAAGTAGTGTTAGCGGTGGTTGCAGGTCGCTTGTGTAATTTGCCATCGGATACTGCGCGTTATATGTATTTAGACACGTTGATGTCAACGGTGCATCAGAGGGAAATTCATCGAAACGAAATCAGTTCAATTATTAAAACGGACAAAGACCATTTAATTGAGTTATCGCAGAAGCTTAAAATTGATGGTGATGGGAAGCGAGATATTTTAAAGCAATTGGTAGCTTATGGCATGCAGACTAAATTACATGAGGAGGCAGAGCTTGACCATGCGACTGGTTTGGTCAGTAGGCCAGCGGTGTATACATTAGCGGATCCGAGAATGGCGTTGTTGTCTGTTCAAGAGTTGAATAAGATGGACCATGAGTACAGTGAGGATGAGTCAAGTACATCAAGTACTGAGTCTCAAGCTGAAAGAATTAGACGTTTAAGACAAACGGCGCCAAAAGAAATTTTAAAGACATTGAATGACACAGCGAACCGAGAGGCGAAGAAATTGAATGGGATTGCCAAGCAGATATCTAAGCGACAAATGAGTGATCTAGAGAAACTTGAAACAGGTGCTGACGAATGAATGCGTCTGAGAAGTTACAATTTGAAAGAGAAAAAGCCCAGGCTGAGATAGATCAATTTGTGTACTTATGCATGCACGACTTTGAATTTTTTGCTAAAACATGCTTGAAAATTAAGACCAAAACAGATGGTATACAGAATTTAAAATTTAACAGAGCGCAGAATTACCTGCAGAGTGTCGTTGATGACATGACAAAAGAGCATGGAAAAGTGCGAGTGATCATTGTCAAAGGTCGTCAGCAAGGGCTTTCAACATGGGTACAAGCCAGAGGTTATTGGAAAACCAGTCAAAACGAGGGTGTTAAGGCGTTTATTTTGACGCATGAGAACCAAGCAACGAAGAATTTGTTTGAGATGACCAAGCGATATCACGACAATGCCCCGGTGGATGTAAAACCGTTAGTGAAAAAATCGAACAGGGAAGAGTTAGAATTTCATGAGATTGATTCTCAGTACTCAGTTGGTACGGCAAAGACAGGTGATACAGGTCGTTCTCAGACAATACAGTTTTTTCACGGCAGCGAAGTTGCGTATTGGCGAGCAGCAGAAGATATTTCATCCGGTGCGATGGAAGGCATACCAGAAGCACCTGGTACAGAAGTCTACTTAGAAAGCACAGCTGCAGGTTTCGGTGGTTACTTTCATTCGATGTGGCAAAATGCAATCTACCCAGGCGAAGAGATACACAGCAAATGGAATGGGTATATTCGGGTGTTTGTACCATGGACCTGGCAGGAAGAATATCGAGAGCCGCTTAGAGATGCAATGGAATACACTCGAGAAGAAATTGAGTTGAAGCGACTGCATAAACTTGATGATGAGCAGATCCAGTTTCGTCGTATGAAGATCGCAAAAATGAAAAACGATGTTTCCCGGTTCCAACGAGATTATCCGCTTACACCTGAGGATGCATTTAACTCATCTCTAATCAATGTGCTGATACAACCAAACAAAGTGATGAAGGCTAGGGCCAAAGGCAGATCGAAATACTATCAACCAGTGGGCGTGATGGTATTGGGTATCGACGTAGCAAGGGAAGGCGATGATTCTACTGCGCTAGTGCTAAGGCAAGGCCGGATCATGCACTGGTATAAACGCTTCAATAAGTTAGATAACATGGAAGTTGCGGGGATTTGCATTAACATCATTAGGCAATATCGCGTTGACTTTGGCTGCATTGACTCGACAGGAGGCTACGGCGCCGGGGTCTATGATCGCATGGTAGAACTAGGTTATGGCAGTAAAATAACTGCAGTGAACTTTGGTAGTAAAGCATTCGATGACGAACACTATAAAAACCGTAGAGCCGAGATGTGGGTTGGGATACGAGAGTGGTTGGACGAGGGTGCGCAGATGCCTGATCGGGATGAAATACAACTTGATCTATGCGCGGTAACCTACAAACACGACAGCACTGGAGAGCGCCTTCAGCTTGAATCAAAAGCCGATATGAAAAAGCGCGGGATTAAGTCTCCTGACATCGGTGATGCATTAGCTTTGACATTTGCTAGACCTAGAGTAAACTTAAGCGGAAGAGGCGAGTCATTTGATCCAGAAGAGTACTTTAACTAAGCATAAAACAAGTAACTTAACTAGGTGAATAACATGAGTGAAATACTAATTTATATGTCCAGTCGTGCTAGTTAGAAATTAAATTGATTGTAGAGAGAGAGAGCTATTATGCCTGGTTACCTAAGTAATCCAAGTGCAGGAAATATAAGAGTAGAAATACCAACAATAACACTAAGCTCAGATGGAGATTATATTGAGTTTAGCGGCTTTGCTAATGCAGATAACGAAGACGATAGATATGAAATCTTTGGTATGATATCTGGCTTTAATAGTAGATTAATATTGGATCCAGCTGAGCTACAAGTAAAAGCTAACGGAGGAAGTACTGAGAATTTTTCATCAGGTTATACACAACCCTCGGTAGGTACAGACTTTATAATAAGGATGCAACATAACGGAAGTGGTTATGATGCTTCCTTGGATGGAACAATAATAGGAACTCACTCTAGAGGTGACTTAGATTTTACAATTAATTCTCTGCTGTCTTTTAATTCAACTGGAGCTAGAGGTTTTAAAGGAGGTATGTATTACTTTAAAGCTGGTACATCAGGTGGATTAACCCGAGATTACGATCCTGCATTATCTAGTGGCTCATCTACTGCTCTAGTTTGCAAAGTAGACAGTGATAATAACGGTACGATTGTTAATTATGCTACTGATGGAAGTCAATGGTTAGGTGGAAATGAAGTACCTACAGCAAACGCAGGAAGCTCAGTAACAGTAATAGAAGGAGAGGAGTTCCAGTTAGATGGTAGCGGATCATCAGATAGCGATGGAACAGTAGCGTCTTACGCTTGGGCACAAACAGCAGGAACAACTACTGCGTTAAGTGATGCTACTGTTGTTAACCCAACAGCTACAAGAGGAGTAACGGGTACAGGTGAAACTCTTACTTACAGCTTAGTAGTCACAGATGACGCAGGAGGAGAAAGTGTAGCTAATACAGTTAATGTAGTTGTCAGTGCAATTGATGAAATCGCACCAGTTGCAGCAACTAACGGCAATCAAAGTAACTTAGCTGCGGACTCAACAGTGACATTGGATGGAACTGACTCTACTGATGAAGATGGAACAATTGCTAGTTACGCTTGGACCCAAACAAGTGGCGATACAGTTTCTTTAACTAACGCTGATTCTGCAACAGCTACTTATACTGCGCCAGATATACCAGAAGAAAGTACTCTTGTGTTTTTACTTACTATTACAGATAACGATGGTAATACAGGTACGGCGTCTGTAACTCACAATATTGAAGGTAACGGTGCAATAATTCCCATTGACTTAGATACCGCACCACTTACTGCCAGTATATCACTAAGTTACATTGGTGCATTTTATGGGGCAAATATGCCATCAGCTCAACCTAGTTTTTGCATTAGTGAAGACAGTGCAACTATGTTTGCTCAAGGCAGGGATGGCGTAGTTGTTCAATTCGCTATGCCAACTAATCTTGTCGATACAGCTACAGGGGGAAGCGCAGAGTTAATGAGTGAGCTACAGAGAACAGAAGATATGGTAAGTAGCTCTAGGATTAACTTAGGTATAACTGATCGGTTTAGAATTACAGGTATAATGGAAAAAGATGGTCGTTTATTTATAAACTATATTGATTGGTATGACAACGCAGGAACACAGCAAACTACATTTATTTTTTCAGATTCTAGTGATTTAGAAAACTGCGTGGTTTATGGGCCGTTTGGTCTTGAGGGTCAAGCTAGAACAGGTGGCGTTATGCAAGCAATACCCCCTGAGTATTTAGAATTTTTTGGCGGTGATTTTATTGGAGGTGCGCCTAATGGGAGTATTAGTAACAGATTTGATATGGGTCCATCTCTTAGGTCGTTCCAAAGTACAGACTTTACTAACACTAATGTTGGAAACGCTGACAATTACATAAGCGTAAGCGGTATAGAGTTTGCTGGCTATCCTTTTGGTAATGGAGAAGGAGTTAATGGCTTTACTGGATTTTATGAGCTACCCGAATTTGCAGAGTTTACAGAAGTTCAGAAAGGAACAGTTTTACCTGAAAACATAGAATTAGAAAAATCAGACGGTACGTTTACTAAAAATGATTGGTGGACTACAAGCAGCAAGTCTGTAGCAAATTTTGTTATTCCCGGTACTAAAACATTGTGTGTTGTAGCAGGAGTAGTAGGCGGAACAAGAGAACCTTATTATACGGATGCAGTCGATTTACCTACTGATATTACACAGGGTATAGGGTATAAGACTAAAAACTGGTCTTATGACGCTGACAACAATACTTATGTTGAAGCAGAGTCAGAAGCAGGTGGTTACAGTGCAAGAATTGCCGATGATGCTTACCACAACTTTTTCTTGTTTAACTTAGACGATTACAATGACGCTAAAAACGGTGATATTGAATTATGGGAAGTACGACCCTACTACGTAGGTCAATTCAAAGGTTTAATACAAGAAGCGAGAGGTGGAACAGTAGCTATTCATACGGTCCCCGAAGCTGGTACTTTTGATTATAACTCTAACATATTATATTTGTGCTACCACAGAATAGGTGGAGTTGGTCAATATGACTATTCTCCTTTGTGGGCTGCAATTGATGTTAATAGTATGGCAGATTTAGCTAAAGTAACCAACGGAGGTGTTGCAAGTACTAAACCTGTAATTACAGTATCAGGTAATTCAACTACTACAGTTACCGAAAGCGGAACTGTTCCAACTTTTACTGCATCAGCGTTAGATAATGATGGAAATAATATAACAGACGATATTGTTGTTAGTGGTGACACTGTCGATACAGATGTGCCAGCAACTTATGTTATTAGGTATAACGTTGTTGATTCTGAAGGAGAAGCAGCAAATCAGGTTGTTAGGACAGTTATAGTAGAAGAGGCTCTCTCTGATGATGAACTTCCTGTAATAACTGTATCAGGAGAAGAAACTACTACTGTTACGCAAGGGGATGATGCGCCAGTGTTTGTTGCTACAGCATTAGATAACCTTGATGGAGATATATCATCCAGTGTTATTGTCACAGGCTCAGTAGATACAAGTACAATTGGGTCATACGATCTTACATTTGCTGTAGAAGATGCTGCGGGTAACTTTGCAATAGAAGTAATTAGAACAATTATTGTACAAGAAGTAGGAACTTCCACATTAAACCTTTCATTAACAGGCATACCTAACGGCACTTATTCGGTGAGAGTTATAAATAAAGCTAATAATGCTTTAAGCTTTACGCAAAATGTAACGTTTACTGACAGCACCGCTTCTCTTTCAATCAGTGTAGCAGCAAGTTCAGCCTTCGAATACTTTACAGTGGACGGAGACGCTTACGGACTTAGTGTGACAGGAGTAACAGTATAATGAGCTTAGGCACTTGGAACACAGAAGGGCAAGGAGGTTGGCAAACTTCTGCGCCATTCAATCCAATACCAGTAGCAGCACCAGTTGACGTAACGGTTAAATCACCGACTGTAATCTTTCGAAAAATAAATGCGTCTGCATTAGTGCAACAACTTGAAGGCCCGGAACCTAAATATCCAGTGTATACATTTGGATCTACTCGTAAATTTGAGCGCCCAGAACACCCTGGCAATGAATACCGATGGCTCGATGATCAAGAGGATTTTTAATAATGAGTATTATTCTATCTAATAACTATGTGTTAACGAAACAAAAAGCTAAAAATAAACTTATAGCTGATATTGATGAAGAAGCAAAAGCTCAGCGAAAAATTGAATTAGAAATAGTTCAAGATCCGGAAGAGGCGATTTTTAGAATTAAAGATTTTGAAGTTGCCAAGATGATTGGAGCCGCACTTTGCCATAAATATCCGAACCATGGATGGCAAATTGAAGCAGATAGTCGCAACGGCATAGCAAAAATATTTATGTCTCAAATGAGCAGTTCTCAGGGCTATATTTACAAGCTAAAAGATATCTCACTTGGTACTTTTGACCGTGAGATGATGCGAGTAGGGGGTGAAATGCTTGAACGTTTTAGCATATCACGGGGTAGATTTAATGAGGACAGCATTAAAAACGTAATGCGTGATCCTCGCGGCAACGCAATAGCGGATTTATCATGAGCAGAACTGATACGCAAGACACTGATGAAGTATTGACGCAAGGTTATACGAAAGAAGATAAACCTAATACGAAATCAGAAAAAGAAGCTTACTTTATTGAATTAGCACGAAGCAACTTTAACACTGCTAAAACGTACATGGATACAGCTCTTTCAACGCAGTGGGAGCAAAATGCTGATCACTTTAACAATAAGCATGGAAGAAGAAGTAGATACAACTCAAAACAGCATAAAGGCAGCAGCCGTATATTTAGGCCATTAAGTAGAGCATCTGAGCGGTCCTCATCGGCAACAGCAGCAGCAGCACTTTTCAGCAACTTAGATGTGCTTGACTTACAACCAGAAAATAAAAACGATCCCGCTCAAGTATTCTCAGCTAGAGTAATGAAAAACATCGTTGCTTATTATCTTGATAGAAAAATCCCATGGTATTTAACTGTTATGGGCGCTTGGCAAGACACTCGTGTGTATGGACCTTGCTGCAGCTTTACAGATTGGCGTTTTAAATCAAAAGAAGTTACAACCGAAGTACCAGTTTTAAATATATATGGCAAACCCAAAGAAGATGGAAGTACACAAAAAATAACTGAAACCGTTGTAGTAAAAGATGAGCCATATATTGATTTGATCCCAGTTGAGAATTTACTTTTAGATCCCGCTTGTGACTGGAGGGACCCAATTAATTCCAGTCCGTATGTCATTTACTTAAAAGCAATGGCGATCACCGATGCTACGCACATGATGGCAAGCGGAGAATGGAATACTTACTCAGAAACGGAATTACTCGCTGCCACTGATCATACGTACAACACTGTGACATCAGCTCGTGACGGCGATAACCGCCCGGATGCTCGTGACAGCCAAACAAAAACAGAGTTTAAAACTGTTTGGATACATTACAACTTTGTAAGAATGGATGGTGAGGAGTATTTCTACTTAACAGCAGGAACTCAATTACTTCTTACAGACATTAAAAAACTAGAAGAAGAGTATCCAGCGGGTGTCCGACCTCTTACATATGGTTTCAGCGTAATTGAAGCACATAAGTTTGCGCCTAACTCACCAACTGAAATTATCAGTGGGTTGCAAGTAGGAGTCAATGACATTGCAAATTTGCGTATTGATAACATTCGGTTAGCTTTGAATAAACGATATGTAATTCGGCGTGGAGCTACCGTTGACCTTGAAGCATTAATGCGTTCTGTACCTGGTGGCGGTATTGTCACAGATGACGTAGATAAAGACATCAAAGTACTAGACACACGAGATGTAACAGGATCTAGCTACAAAGAACAAGAAAGACTCGAAACTGAAAGTAACGATATTTCAGGAACGTTTATGGGCAGTTCAATTCAAAACAACAGAAACTTAAATCAAACTGTAGGTGGCATGGAAATGCTTGCAGATGGACAAAGTGCACTAAGTGACATGGATATCCGAACGTTTGCTGAGTCATGGGTAAAACCGCAACTTGAACTGCTCATTCTAAATATTCAAGCTTTCACACCTGACGAAGTTATTCAGACTATTGCACTAGAAGGCGCTGAAAAAGATCTACAGTACTTGCAACGTTTTGAAGCTGAATTTGAAAAAGGTCCAGAAGGTGATGTAAAGCGAAGAGAGTTGAAAAACAACTTAATGGCCAAAACGCTAAAAGAAAAAATGACGGTAAGAGTCAATGTCGGATTAGGAGCTACAAGTCCACAACGTAAAGTATCTACATTACTTTCAGCTGTCACAGCCGCAATGCAGTTACCTGGCCAGGGCGCTCGTATTAACGAAGAAGAAGTTACCAAAGAAATATTTACTGCAAGTGGATTAGCGGATGGAGCTCGTTTCATATTGCCGAAAGAAGATGAGCCACAACTGACGCAAGAAGATCTGCAAGCAGCTCAAGAGCAAGGCATGCAAGAAGGCCAAGACCAGATTAAATTACGTGAGATTGAAGCTAATTTAACTTTAGGTGAAGGCAAACTAGAGCTACAGCGTGAGTTAGGATATGCAGAGCTTGCACAAAAGGAAAATATAACGTTGAAAGAATTAGAAACTAGACTTGAAATTACATATCGCAAAGATCAAACACATAGAGACATATCAGCTTTACGTGAAAGATTAAAATCTCAAGAGTTAGAATTTAAACGAGTGACAGGCAAACCAGGAATATAGGTGATGGCAATGGATGAAGAGATATTCGAAGACAGCGAATACACCTCAGAAGAACAACGAACATTAGAAGCAGATGTTGAAAAAGTACTGATTGAGTGGAGAGCCAAAGTAACAGACGCGGATAACGCAAGACAATGGTTAAATACGAATCTAGGCAAGCGAGTCTTGGTAGCACTTAAAACAAATCAGATGGCAGCGATGAAAAAATGCATAACTGCTACTGATGCCAATTTAATTAAAGAAGCGCAATTTGATTATAAAGTTTATTGTCAAGTTGAAACGATTATTGGAAGTGTGATCATGGAAGGTCAGCAAGCACTATCAGAATTAGAATCAAGAAAGTATTTCGACTAACTCATATAGGTGACATATGAAAACTAAAAATAAAAGTACGGATCCAAAGGTTTCAACAGTAGTTGATAATGAAGTAGAAGAAGTTATTGCAGACCAAGTTGCTTCTTCTGATAAAGAGCTTGGCGATGACGTGGATGATGAACCGATTGTAAGAGTTCCGAGTCCTCGTGAAGAGATGATGAAGGAAATACTTGAGTCTCGCGGAAAAGACCGACCCATTGCGGATGATGACGATGAAAGCGGTACGTTTGACATCAACCAGGAAAAAGTTGACACACCTGCAAAAATAGACAATACTTCAATTGTGTCTCAAGGTGGAGAGTCTTTTTTAAAGCTTAAAGTTGATGGTGTTGAAAAACAAATACCTATTCAAGAAGCGATAAAAATACTTCAAAAATCAGACAGTGCGGATGCTAAATTAAAACAAGCTGCATTGATACTGAAACAAGCCGAAGAGAAGCGGCAGTCCCAAACATTTACCCCTCCAGATAATGTCAAAGGAACTGCTGTAGAAAGTAGGGAGTCATTGAAGAATGCCCTTACAAAGCTATATGATGGCGATATTGATGAAGCTACGGAAGCTCTTAGTTCATTATTCTCCGGTAGAAGTGGAAGCGTATCAAACGAAGAACTCAGCAATCTTTTTGATTCTAAAATGCATCAAAGAGACGACGATAAGAATCTTCAAACTGCATATAAAGGTTTTCAGAAAAACGAAAACTTTAACCATATCTTGCAGGATCCTACACTGACATCGAAGTTAGATATCATCACGGCTGAGCTACAGCAAGATCCTGAGTTTTTAGCTACAAGCCCCAGTTACGAAGACTACTTCACAGAAGCAGGTAACAGGGTAAACGAGTGGCTAGGAACGTTGACGAATCAACCTAATAAGCAAAAGCCCACAGAAAACCAAGACTCAGTTAACTCGTTAAAAAAGCGAAAAGGCGAAGGTCTACAAAGCATGACTGTTCGCAGAGGCGCACCTACTCCAGAAAAACCTCGTACTCGTGGTGATATCTTAGGGGAAATGGCATCTCGCAGAGGTCAGAGAATTTAAAAATCTAGGAGTTATTTATGGCAGGTCAAGTATGGGGTACTGATGCAGACGGTGGTTACATGTATTCAGATGAGTTATCTGATTTCTTACGCACCGAATTGCAACCATTAAGCCGCTTTCGCCAATTTTGTGATATCAAAGAGGGCAAGGGCACAGGCAAGGGCGAAAAATTCAACTGGAACATCTACAGCGATGTTGAGACAGACGGTGATGCACTTGATGAGTCACATGCAATGCCCGAAACAAAGTTTTCAATTACGCAAGGCACGTTAACAGTGACGGAATACGGAAACTCTGTACCGTACACTAAGAAACTTGATGATTTATCTCGTCATCCAGTGCGTGAAGTAATCAATAAAGTGCTTAAACACGACGCTCGAAAAACGTTAGATCGGGCAGCTTATGCTCAATTTGCGTCATCGCGAGTTACCTTGGCGCCAACTGGCGGTACATCTACAACATCTGTAGCATCTCAGGCAGGCGCAGTAGGTGCAGAGTCTTCAATCACAAATAACGCAGCTATGTCCATTGATCATGTTAAGGCTATTGCGGATTTGATGAAGGAACGAGAGATCACTCCTTACATGGGTGACGATTACTTCTCATTAGCAAGACCAACCACTTTACGTCCATTTAAAAATGAACTCGAGCAAATTCATCAGTACGTTGAATCAGGCATGCAGCTTATTTTCAATGGTGAGACAGGTCGCTATGAAGGCATTCGTTTTGTAGAGCAAACAAATGTCGCGAGCAAAGGTTGGACAAACGCAAAATCAGATGAAGCATTCTTTTTTGGTGCTGATACAGTTGCGGAAGCAATCGTAGAGCCCGAGCAAGTTCGTGGTAAGATACCCACTGATTTTGGTCGTAGTCGTGGTCTTGCATGGTATTACTTAGGTGGTTTTGGGATTTCTCATAACTCTGCCGGTGGTGCTCAGAACCGTATTTTAAAATGGTCTTCAGCTGCTTAATTAGCAGCTAGAAAACCTCTTAACAGGAGAACGTTATGAAAGATCATAGTCCCAATGAAGGTGAGAACAACATGCACTTTTCAGGTAACTCTGAAGGTGGACGTAGCTCATCTATAGTCGATAAAGCGGGTGTCGAAGATGGTTTATCATCTATGGAAGCATGCGCAGACTGTAAAAATATGGGTGATGTCACTCACAACCAACGCCCAATGGCTGATTCAATGAGCTCTGGCTCGTTCAAGATTGGAACTTAGGAGTAATTTATGGCTACATATGATAATCCGGTTCGAATGACGTATTCAGTACTTGCAGCGGCGATTGACACTTCAGGTACGTTGTTATTGATGTCGGGACCTAAAGGAATGAAAGGTAGAGTTGAGTCAATTACATTTGTTGCGACTGTCGCAACTACTGTAGCGGTTACTGTTCTATCAGTTGGTTCAGTTGGTGATACCGACAAGTACGCGATAAATACGGTTCCAATTGCTGCTATTGCAGCTGTGTCGAATACAACTACTATTCTAAACTCAGATACAAACCTAATCCCAGCGGATGAAGCCGTAGTACTTGCTTCAGATGGTGGGTCCACTGCAGGCGATGGCAACGTATATGTTGTAATTGCTTGGTTCTAGTTTGTCACCGGGAGGATGGGGCTTCGGCCCCTGAATCTTTTTTCTAGGAAATATTTATGTATTGTGTATGGAAAAGAGTAAATCAAGGATCTTTGGATTCTCCTGAATCACTTTTAAATCAAGGTGATTACCCTGTTTTGGTAGATCAAGTAAAACCTCAAGACTGCGGTGATATGGGTTTTTGGGCGATGGAAGACGAATTAACAGTGGCTAATAAAGATACGAGTGGTAGTATTACAGAAGGCGTCTCCATGGAGCGTTCAATGTATTTTAGTAATATTAGAAAAACATCAAGTTATTAAGGTGACAACATGAAATTTGATCCCACAAAATCCCATATGACGATACATGGACAAGATCCTTCTTTTCCAGGTGCTCGCTACCAGCAAGGCTCTTTTGTATATGATACGCACCATAGAGTTATTAGTGGCGTAGATCCAAATGCAGACAAGACGCCAGCTCAAGTTGCAAAGCAAGAAGTAATAGAGAAACTAGCTAAAGAGTTGCAAGTTCTTACGGACAAGCTTAAAGAAGCGCAATCTAAATATGATTCAGATCAGACAACGCAAACAAAAGCTTCTCTGACCAAAGCAACGAATAAGTATGAAGCTGCTAGAGAAGAACTTTCTGAAATAGCGAGTTAATCAAAATGTATTCAACTTTCTTAGAACTCTGTCAAGCGTTAATGGAAGAAGCTGGTATTTCAGGCACAATAACATCTGTAAAAAATCAGACAGGCGAGCGCAAGAGAGTTGTAGGATGGATTCGCAGGTCATGCATGCTAGTAGAAGGTACATTTACAAATTGGAATTTTCTACATGAATTTTATCAGTTTAATACTGTAGCACAGATTTCAGATTACCCTCCTCCATCCGATCACAATGTTTGGGATACTGCGACTGGTAGCCTTCCAAATGATCAATCAGAGTTATTCTTTACGCCGTGGGTTAGAAAGAAAAAAGAGTTTCAAGAAGAATCGTTTGGCTCTCCTTTTGCGTTTACAGTACTGCCATCGCATATAATAAGACTTTACGATACTCCAAATACAGTGGTTCCTATTTCGATGGAATACTATCGAGCCCCTACCGAAATGATCGAGAACACTGACACACCTGCGATACCTTTGCAGTACCGTGACATAATAATTTACAAGGCTTTAGGGCTTTACGCAAAATATGAAAATGCGGATGAACTGTTACTATCTTCAAGAGAAGATTACAGCATGCGTTGGGATCAACTACGAGCAAGAGAATTACCTGGTACGCAAGGCATGCAAGCTACGAGCACAGGAATGGATATTCAAGTCGTTGCTGGCGACCATTAAGGTTAAGGTGTGATATATGCGAAGCCCACGTCAAGGAACTGTAATTCTAGGAGGAGGTTTAGATTTAATAACTCCACCACTTGAGGTTCCTCCTGGTAGAGTTCTACAAATAAAAAATTTTGAATGCGACCTAAACAACGGTTACAGAGTCTCAAAAGGATTTGAACGTTTTGATGGACGTAACTCCCCAACAGCATCTGATTTTCAAACGTTAGCAGTAGCTTCAGTAGTCGATTGGGACGAAGGAGAAACTGTAACAGGAGCTACGTCTGGAGCTACATCTAAAATTTTTAAAGTTGGAGCTGCCAGCCTTTATACAGCCGAGTTAACAGGTGTTTTTCAAGTAGATGAAACAATCACAGGATCAGTATCAGCAGCGTCAACTACAATAACTCAATCTGCAACAAATATACTACTTGATGATAATGAAGTATTTAATGAAGTAAGGTATTTAAAAGAAATCTACCTTAGAGATAAAATTTCAAAAATGCCAGGGCAAGGTGCTGCTCGAGGTGCGTATCGTCATTTAGACATTGCACTTGGAGTTAGAGATTTTAACGATACTGAAGCGCGTATGTACAAGTCAACTGCAACAGGTTGGCAGCAAATAGTTGCGTCATACATTGTGTTTTTTGACGCTGTTACTGATATTGCTTTACTTGTAAATGGTGCAACAGTCAGTGATGGCACAAACACCGCAACACTTATCGCTGTTTCAGTTAAAACTATAGGAGCATCAACTGGGTACGTAGTACTAACAGGAGCCGCAACAGGATTTGCTAACAACGATAGCCTATCGGTTGGTGGTTCAACTGCTGTAACTCTCTCAACAGATGCAGCACTTGTAACGTTAGAACCTGGCGGTCGTTTTGAATGGTACTCCTATAATTTTACTGGAGGCGCTCAGCGTTATAGAGTCTATTGCTGTGACGGTGTAAACCCTGCATTCGAATACGATCCCACAACAAACACAATAGCGCCTATTTACACTGATATTGAAAACATTGCAACAGATACGCCTAAGTTTTTAGCTACGTATCGAAATCATTTATTCTTAGGTTTTGCAGATGGAAAAATGCGAAATTCGGAACCGGGCAATCCTTTTCTATATGATGCCGCCGCAGGAACAGTTGACTTTGCAATTGGAGCGCCTATTAGCGGGTTTGACAGTACGGCAAAAGCACTTCTTATTGCAACCTCTAGGGACACGTTTGCGCTGACAGGACAAATAGCAGAGAATTTCACGCTTGATTTAGCAGCTGATCGAGTTGGTGCGAGGCCTTATACACTGGCACATATCAGTACAACGTACATGCTAGATAGCCGTGGAGTAGTCGCTTTAAATCGAGCAGAAGCATTTGGTAATTTTCAAGACTCAACTATTTCAAGGTTAATACAACCGCTTTTAAATGAGCTGAAAAATTCAATCGTTGCAAGCAATACGGTACTATCAACAAATATATATAAGATATACACAGATGATGGAAAAGGCGTAACAGTAACATTTCAAGAAGGACAAGCTATTGGGTTTGGATCTTTTGATTTAGGCATTGGCATATATACAACAAGTACAGCAGAAGATGAAAACGGAAAGGAGCGCATCCTAGCATCTTCAACTGATGGGCATGTATATGAACTTGAACGTGGAAGGTCATTTGACGGGTCATCTAAAATCTCTTGGCTTCGAACTGTTTATCATTTCTTAGAATCACCTGCTATTCGAAAGAAGTTCTATCGAGCGTTTATAGGGGCCGTAATAAGCGGCAAAGCAACGTTAAAGATAGGAGCTGACTTCTCACTAGGCACTGATGATGCAAATGCGTTAGATACGCTGACAGAAGACGTAAACGGTCAAGTTGGTTCCTGGGACGTGGGCAAGTATGATACAGCAGTATTTGACGGTAAGGTTGTTTCAGATGTATATTTAGATTTAGATGGCACAGGGGAGTCAATCAGTTTAATATTTAACCATGATTCGCCAAGTGATGATATATTTACGATTAAAGATATTCTTTATTCATATAAAACGCGAAGACCGCAAAGGGGTAGAAGATAATGGCTAATGATTACTACACTGCTCCAGCTGCAAAGCAGCCATTAGAGATCATAAGATCTTCGGAATATAATACTAATAACTTAGCCACAGAAGCTGGGTTTGACAAATTACCCGCTCAGTCGCAATTAAATAGATCGCAGTATGGTAACGATACAAGCACTGTTGCAACGCTTTATAAAATAACCGTACCAGTGCTTGATGTAGCATATTATGAAGGTCTGACTGTCGTATTTGAAGCTGTGCTTGCAAACACAGGCACTGCAAATATTCAAATAAACGGTGGGGTAATTAAAGAACTTGTAGATTCTGGTGGCACTCCTCTTGTAGTAGGCAATATATTTACAGGTCAAATTGTAACAGCTACATACACATCAAATTTAAAATTTCAAATTCAGTTTGCAGCAGACTCAGCAACGTCAGCAGCCATTGCATCTACCGCTGCAGCCGAAGCGCTATCGTCAGAAACAACAGCATCTGCAGCACTTACAGAAGTACAAAGAATTGCAGCACTTCAAGATGAAGTTTCACTCCACTTTTATAGGAATTCATAATCATGGCAACAGTTAAAGGTCAATTAGGTGCTGCTAACGTTCCCGGAGACGGTACGTTAACTGATATATACACAGTACCAAGTGCAAAAGAAGCCAGCGTTAACGTAACAATTGCAAATAGAGCGGATACAGCCACTCTTTTAAGGGTAGCGCATATTAAAGCAGGTGTAGCTGCGGCCATCGCAAATGAAGATTACATTCTTTATGACGTAGATACATCAAAATTTGCAGAAAACAAAGCCCCCGTTTTTCTAACTGCTATACTCATGTCGGTAGGTGACACTATAGCTATCTACTCAAGCGCATCAGCGGTATCGGCTCAAGTTAACGGAATTGAAGGGGATGCCCCGTGAATAATATTCCGTATGGCGGTGGTGGCGGTGGATATTTTGAAAAGGTTGATTTAACTAGACCTTCGCGTGGGATCAGTGGCGATATTTATATTGCTAATATACCTGTTAATTCTACAACTCAAGAACCAATAATTGACGTTGATGGTACGGGTGTTATTTCATGGGCGCAACTTGTTGGTCCATCGAACGGTACTGTATTTCCAGAGATGGAATTGATAATTGACGGCGGCACTCTATGGAATGACACTTTAACGGTAACAGGTGTAAGTTCTGGAAGATCGACTTTATGGGGTAGAAAAGGATTTGATACTCCTTGGATGGAACCGATGCGATTTAATAGCAGTTTTGTACTACGTTGTAAGTCTAGTACGGTGACGAGTGTAAGTGTTGAGTATAATTTGATAAGGGTTTAATATGAAACGCAATGAAATAGCGACGGGTGTCTTTACTACTGGTGTTGTAGCGAAAAAACAACTGGTACTTACTCGCGGTGAGTTTAAATTACGTATGACGCAAACAGAGCGCATAGCAACTAGAGTGCTAGCCCTTTCAGGTACTGAAAACGGAATGATAGCGATGGACTTTAACGACTTGCTTAGCGATGTACCCATTGTTGACTTAGACCAACAAGAAGTTAAAGACGGTATGAATTTTCTTGAATCTGTTGGTGTTTTGGATGAAGGCAGAGCAAGTCAAATTCTTAACGCAGAAATAACAGAAGGTGAAAAGACATGAGTTCAATTACAGAACCAAGTACTAGTGCATTTTTCTTTGTCGTAGATGATGAAACGACAGGAAGCCAATTTGATGTTTTTTTAGATGTTAATTTTTACAGTGGATTTGAAACTTTTGACATGCGATTTAGGCCAGCAGGCTCTCAAGATAAGTGGACGTTTATATCACTTAATTCGGTAGATGGTTTTGACAGTGAAATCCCAACTGATTTAGATACAGCAGAAAAAACATTTGCTGAAATTGATCGAATAGTAGCTCACGCAAATAAAGTTATTGTTTTGAAGTTTGGAGTTCAAGAGCGCCCCCCTTTTGGAGTACCGTTAATTTTATGGTTATTAAAATCTGGTTTTTTAAAAGAATCAAACAATGTTTTAACGTTTGAGAGACCATAATGGATGATAAGCGGTTGGATAGAATCGAAGCGAAGTTGGATAAGTTAACCGATGCTGTAACCGCGATTGCAAGAGTGGAAGAAAAGACGCACGCTATGACGAAAAGAGTGGATGCGATAGAAACCAGAGTTGCAAGGACAGAGGACGATTTAACAAACATTGCAATTATTGCACGTAAAAACTCAGGCGTTGCGAGATTTGCAGATAAAGCATTTTGGCTTATAGTAGGCGGAGTGTTAGCGGTAATTACTTTTATATTTAAGGAGTAATTTTGATATTCACTAAGAACTTTCACCCTAGTACAGACCACAAGCTATTATGCACTTGCGGCCATGTTAAGTGTGATAAACGCAGTGTAAATCAATTTACCCTTGATATGCTACAGCATGTACGGGCTGACTATGGCCGTCCTATGATAATAACATCAGGCGGCAGATGCCCGTACCATCCAAACGAAGTAACTAAAAAGAAAGCAGGCGACCACCAACGCCAATACGCTGTTGATGTGTTTTACGATAATGAGCTTGACCGAAATAAACTGATGGTACTGGCAGGCCGGTACGGGGCCACTCGCGTAGCAGGCTCAGAGCGTTTAAACTTTGTGCATTTGGCTTGGACTCCGACTGGGGATGCAAGCGTGCCAACGTGGAGTTACTGATATGAAACGATTATTTATTCTTGCCGTGTGCGCTAGCTTACTTACTGGTTGTTCTTCTATTATGCGAATAATCGATTATGGCGCGGCGGCTAACACTACTGCGGTGGAGTCCTCTATATATACGCTGTGCAACGCCGCAAGCATCGGTTCAATAAGACGCGAGTTTGACACCTCTGAGAAAGTGGAGGTTTGGAAAAGGCTGTGCGACGAGAAAACAGATTTTGAACCATGAGCATCTTCGATAACATACTACTCGTAAGTAATGGAAAAGGAGGTTATAACTATGTCATGCAAAAAACGATGGACTATTATAGTGAACGCTACAATAACTGGGTGGTGGCTAGGTCTGGCGATGTTTTTGATGGCGCTACGGGTGCTATGGATATTGATAGCCGATGCTGGATATTTCACGATGTCCTTTGTCGTGACGGCGTATTCGAGGATGGTACGACTTGTACTAACTGGCAAGCGTCGATGGTTTTAAAAGATATACTCAAAGAAGATGGCAGGTGGTTTAGAAAATATTCTTGGTTCGCCGCCACTTGGTTATTCGGTGGCGGCAAAGCAAGAGACAATGGATTGTTTTAATCTAGGTCTAGTTGTACTATATAGTATAAAATGTACCAAACTTTAAATAATTAGGATTGACATGGTTACTAATCAAGGTTTAATTTCAAGAGCAAGCCCACCTCAACAACGTGTAGCGCTGCCTTTTGATGAAAATATACGGACGCAAACACCGCCTCCTATTATGCCATTAAATGATAATCCAAACGCATCAACCGGTACAGTGGCATCTAAAAATACTGTTATTAAGGACCCTAGACGTGTGAATCCAGTAATGCCTAGAGGTTACAATCCTAATGCTGAGCCTGATGATGATATAAATTATGACTCACGTAACAAAGGATTAGTAACGCAAGCAACTGCGGCTCAACGCGACATTGGGTATGATCAAGATCCCAGCGTTACTGCGCCAAGAAACACGTTTGAAACTAACATGAATACAACCGTGGCTGGTCCTCAAGGAGTAGCAAACCCTACAAATTCAAACATTACTGCACCTACAAACACGTTTGAAACTAACATGGATTCTACAGTCTCTGGTCCTCAAGGCGTAACAGAAGCCCCGAACACTACAATTGATTCAGTAACAAACAAGGTTCAAGTAGATCAAGCTGGAACTGTGACTGATCTAGCAAAAGCAGAATATTTAAAAGCAAATCCAATAGTTGCTAAGCAAAGTGGTTTTAAAATCAATATGGATGGCACTGTGTCTAGGATAGACGATGTAGCCACTCGTAATGGTAATACGATAACAGCAACAGAAAATAAATTCCAACAAGCGGATCTAACTCAAACAGGAGTAGGTCGGTCTTATAGAGGGTCTTCATATTCAGGAAGAGGGTCAGGTGAAATTGTTGATGAAACATCATCTAATTTAAATCGTTTGTTAGAAGAAGACAGCGAATATATGCAACTTGCTCGTGCTCAAGGTTCTCGCCAGGCAGAAGCTAGAGGATTAGGAGGTTCATCACTGCGAGGTCGTGCGGCACAGGGAGCAGCGATAGCATCAGCCATGCCAATAGTGCAGCAAGGAACAGATGTAGCAAATCAACAATTTATATCAGCGCAGAACAACACTGCCCAGTCGAATATTGCGGCGCAGAACAACACTGCCCAGTCGAATATTGCGGCGTCAAATCGTCAGCTTCAAGAGTTATTAGCTCAACAAGACATAGCCGCTCGCATGGGAGACAACGAAGCAGCAAGAGACTTACAAGCTCAAATTCAGAATGAGTCAAATAACATCGAAGAATACAAAGCACAGATCCAAACTAACTCAGCTCAAAACATGCAACTTCAACAGTTGAAACTTACTGAGCTACTTGAACAACAAAGTTTAGCGCAGCGAGATGGCAATGAGCAGGCTAATCGCGAACTTCAAGCGCAAATTGAGAATGAGCGTAATAAACTTGACGCATTTACGGTTGAAGCAGGTATAAACTCCAATCAAGATATGCAAGCACAGAGATTAAAACTTGATGAGCTTTTGAAGAAAAAAGAAATGGCCTTAGCGACTGGCAATGCAGATGCGGATAGAGAATTAACAGCTCAAATTAAAAATGCAGAAATGATTTATTCTGCTTGGGAATCTGCAACATCCATTGAGTCAAATGAGTTCTTGCAGACAGAGCAAATGAAGCTAAATGAATTACTTACTAAGTATCAAACAAATGCTGATCAAGGTAATAACGAGGCTAATCGTGAACTACAAGCGGATATTGAATCACAGCGGAATATAGTTGAAACGTGGAAAACAGCAACAACAGTTGAATCAAACGAGTTCTTGCAGACAGAACAGCTTAAACTAACTGAGATGCTTACTAAATATGAAACAAATGCCGAGCAAGGCAATAACGAAGCCAATCGTGAATTGCAAGCAGATATTGAGACACAGCGAAATAAAATTGAAACTTGGAAAACAACTACAAATCTTGAATCTAATGAATACATGCAATTTCAGCAGTTTGAACAGTCAGATGAACAAGCTGCATTAGATAGAGAACTGCAGAAGAACATGCAAGGAATTGATATCGATTATCGCAAGTGGTTGGAGCAAACAACTTTTGAACACCAAGGCATCTTGCAAGGAAACCAACAAGCATCAACGGCCTATAATACATACACAGAAGCGGCAACGAATATATTAAATAATCCTGAGACATCATCTGCTCAGAAGAGTTCTTCCGTTCGATCTTTACAGACGGGACTTACAGACCAGTTAGAACTTATATCACTAACAGCAGGAATTGATTTAAGTGAGTTTTTAAGTACCGCAGGATCCGTAGGGAATTTTGAGCAAAGAGATTTTGACGGTCCATTTGCAGGCGGTGGTGCAGGCGGTGGTGCAGGCGGTGGTGCAGGCGGTGGTGCAGGCGGTGGTGCAGGCGGTGGTGCAGGTCGCGCTCGCGGTAGACAAGGTTATTACGGATAAAAAATACAGTGACGGTTACAAAAGCGTGTTTTTCAGATTTACAGCAAATGGCGGTACTTGGCAGTCACGTAACGAAGACAGTCATGCCTTTTTTGCCAAATGATAAAGATCGAGTATACTCACTAATGAAAGGGTATATTTCGGATAGAAATGCGATGTTATTGGTTTCAAAAAACAACGGTGTTATTCAAGGTGGTGCATTAGCAATAACAGCTAACAATCCATACGCAAAGAAAATGAATACTCAGCTCATTGGACTTTACACTGATATAACAGGCGATGGGATTGAAATGTTTTCTCGTATCAATAACTGGTTTGAAAGTCGCGCCAACAGTTTAATATTATGTTATGCAGCACCGGCAGATACACGCCTAGATAAGTTACTGCATTTAAAATTCAATCTACAGCGTCAAGGTACGATGCTAGTCAGGAGACGGTACAATGGGATTTCTTAGTAGTATTGTAAAAGGCGTCAAAGGCATTTTCAAAGGGATCAAGAAAGTAGTTAGCTCTGCATGGAAAGGAATTAAGAAATTTGCCAAAAGTAAAGTTGGTAAACTTGTTATAGGTGCTGCTTTAGTTTACTTTGGAGGTGCTGCTCTTGGCGCATGGGGTGGAAGTAGTTCCGCAGCTGCTGCAACAGGGACCGGAACCGCTTTGACCTCATCTACTACAGCCGCAGCTAGTACAGCCGCAGGAACTGGAACTGGGTTGGGAACCGCTTTAGCTGGCGTTGTCCCTGCCGCACCTGCGTTGCCAGGTACACTTGCAGGTGCGGGTGCGGCAGGAGGTGTAACAGGTGCGGGTGCGACTGCTCAGTCTATTGCCGGAGCAACTGCCTTAAATACAGCCGGAGCGGGAACAGCTGCAGGGACAGGATTAGGAACCTCCTTAGGTGGTGTCGCATCAACTCCAGTACTTCCAGCAGGGATCACAGGATCTGCAGGAGCAACGCCTGGGTTTATGTCTAAGCTTGGGACTGCAGCATCAAACGCAGGAAGCTATATGGCAGCTAATCCAGAATTAACCATTGCAGGCGGTACAGCGTTATCGTCAATGTTTACACCTAGCGCAGCTGATGACTACGAAGCTATGATGAGAGCAAAGCAAGAGAATAGTAACATCGCTGGCGTGAATTACGATGGCTCTGGAAGTCAAATCGACATTGGCTTAGTAAGACGAGCTCAGCGCGACGATCTACGTAAACCGACATACAACAATAGAGGATAAGATCATGCCTGAAGGTTTAATGAGTAGAGCTCAAAATGCTCAGCAACCGACTTCAATGCCAGCGGCCACTCAACAGAAAAGTGGTGAAGGTGAAGCGGTATCGCCTGAAGATCAGCAGGCTTATGATGATGCAATGCAAATGGTGGGGCAACTAATCTATAAAAACGAGCAGATTAGTGACAAGCTTGTTGCGATGGTGAAGCAAGAAGATCCTGCCACCGGCATTGCAGATGCGTCAGCTTTTGTTCTTAGTAAAATTGAAGAAACATTTCAAGGTGAGTACCCTGAGGACCTAATCGTTCAGACTGCAGATGAGATATCTGACTTGATAATGGAACTTGTTGAGGCTTCTGGCACTGTCCCTGAGGTAACCGAGGACATTGCAGTTAAAGCTAAAGGATTGCTGACACAACAGCTCATTGAGGCTTATGGTGTAGATCCTCAACAATTTGAAGCTGCAACGCAAGATGTGTCGGAAGAAGATCTTGCAGAATACAGTAAAATGTTTGGAGCAGTCTAATGAGTGGTTTACTTAGTCGTATAGCAGTAGGATTAGGCGAAGGCGCTCAGGTCTATGGCAAACTAACATTAGAAAAGCAACGCGAAGAAAGGCTTGCAGCACTACAACAAAAAATGCAAAAAGATAGTCAAGAATTTCAAATGAGTGAGACTCAGAGCAGTCAAAACTTTACATCTTCTGAAAACGTTAATCAGCGAGAATTTCAAGCAGAACAAAACAACCTTGATCGTACTCTACGACTTGATTCAGCTAAGTCTAAAGCTGCGAATGCAAATCAAGATAGTGTTAAAGAGATTCAATATGCAGACGATTTTAGCGGTAATATGACCATTACGAACACGAGTGGTAAGCAGTCTCGATACGATTCTGAGACTGATACCTACTTTGAGCTTGGAAAAGGCAAACCTGAAATTACAGAAAGCATGCGCGATCAAGCGATGAAATGGGGTCGAGAGTTTGCGGAGCAACAAGCAAAAACATTTAGCAAAGATAAAACCGATTTTCCAGTTGTACAAAGTGAGGATCGAGCAGGAGTTTTAGCAGGTCAACTTCTTTTAAATGCGATGACATCAGGACCAGAGGCTACAGAAAAATTCAAAACTGAAGCAGCTAAACAAGGATTTAGCTTTATTGAAAAACAAGCGGTAGACACACCTGAAATTGTAGAAAGTGTGAAAAGTGGAAAGCTTTCTACGAGTAGAAATGGATCGTCAACATCTCAAGCTGGCGCTCAACTACAAGTTGCTTTTGATCGATATCCGAATGCCGATCAAAAAGAACTCGCACAAGCGATGATTGATAGTAGCAATGTACCTGAGTCTGTAAAGAAACAGGCAAGAGCGTTTCTAAAAGCCAATTGACAATAGTTAAGCTATTAGTATACTGTTCTTTTAAAAGTGAACGCTTTAAAGGACAGTCATGCAAAACTTCAATTCCTCAAGTAGTACTGGTTTTAAATACCAATCGGAGGACGAAGTTCCTCAAGAATCTATTCAAAAATACATCTCCGAACGTAATAAATTAAAAAGCCCTGAAAGCGGTTACATAGATCCTGCAAAAGACACTGAGCTACGAGATGCAATGATGCAAGGATGGTTTGATCCTGCAACTGCACCAACAGCTGAAATTAGCACTGCAACAAGCCCCGCACTAAACAAACAAACGATAGAGCAACCTACTTCTGAATTTGATTTCACTGGTTTATATGACGACATAGAGCAACCTACCTCTGAATTTGATTTCTCTGGTTTATTTGATGATGCGATAGAACCAGTCAAGCAGAGCTACTGGGGTGAGATAGGCGAGGCACTTTCACAAGGCTACACTGACATGGAAGCTGGGACCCAGGCTACTGGATTTTTAATGGGATTAGTAGACAGAGAAACCATTGCTAAAAATATTGTTGATAACGAAAAAGCTCGTAAAAAAGTGCCTTTATATGTCACTCAATTCAACGAGCGAATTCAGCAAGAAGGGCGTGACGTATCAAACGCTGAAGGCTTTATTGATACTACTGTAGAAGTATTCGATCTTATTGGTGAAACCTTCCTAGAAGCTGTTAAAAACCCCGATGCTACATTCTACACAGTAGCTCAGTCAGCTGCGATGTCGCTACCATCAGTAGCAGGGGGTGCGGCTGGTTTTATATCTCCGATCCCAGGAGGTCTTGCAATTGGTACTGGTATTGGTACTTTTTCTGTTGAAGCCGGGGCGTATCTTAACGGCGAAATAATCAAAGAAATGCAGAAGCAAGGT